CTCGCCGAAGCACTCGAAGCCGCAGCAGCCAACGTCGCCGCAGCCTCGGACAGGAGGCGGGACTCAAGTGACCACGCCCGAGCGCTGCGCCCGACACGGACGCCAGTGAGGCGACCCTTATGATCGAAGACAACTCGCTGGACGGGCCGTTCCTCTGGCGGTGGATGTACGAGGACAACGCCCGCCGCCGGACGTGCCGGCGTGGACGGTTGTCGAGTTCGAGGCGCGCGGCGCCGTGGCGGCAGCTCTTCCGGTCGAAGGATCGGAGGTGCTGTTGTCCGGCGCCGCTGGCACGGGCAAGTCCGTGGGTGTCCTCATGCGTCTGCACTTGCTGATGCTCGATAAACGCGGGGGCGCGGGGGCTGATCCTGCGGAAGGACTCACGCGTCGCTGACGGCGTCAACGCTCGTGTCGTCCGGCACAAGATCCTCAAGGAGGCGTTGGGCGCCGGACTCGTCCGCTTCTACGGCGGGTCAGCGCAGGAGCCCGCAGCGTTCCGCTACAGAACGGATCCTCAGTCACTGTCGGTGGGCTCGACCGGTCGACGCGTGTCCTCTCCACCGAGTTCGACATGGTCATGATCGATGAGGCCACCGGAAGTAACAGAGGAAGACGTCGACACCGTCACCGGCCGACTCCGAAACGGCGTCCTCCCCGTACAGCAACTCGTCATGTGCACCAAACCCCGGCCCCCCAGCCACCACCTCAACAACGCTGCGACGACGGACGCACCCGCATCCTGTACAGCCGCCACGAAGACAACCCCCGCATGTACCGCAACGGCGACTGAGACGGACTTACGGCCGTACCTACCTCGCCCGCCTCGATGGCCTGCGAGGCGTCCGCTACAAGCGCATGCGACACGGCTGTGGGTAGCCGCCGAAGACGTCATCTTCGACGAGTGGGACGAGTCCGTACACGTCGTCGACCCCGTTCACCCCGCCTACCTCGTGGCCCCGCTTCTGGTCGATCGACTGGGGTTCAACAACCCGCGGTCGTGCAGTTCTGGGCCCGCGACCCGGACGGCACCGTGTACCTGTACCGGGAGATCTACGAGACGAAACGGACCGCCGATCAGCTCGCGAAGCGCTGCCTCAAGTACGTGACGGAGGACGGCCGGCGTGAGGGCAAGTGGAAGAGCCGAAACCGGCGTCATCCTCGCGGACCATGACGCCGGAGACCGGGCCCTGTTCGAACGAGAGCTTGGCCTGTCCACCCGGGCCGCCGACAAGCGCGTCAAGATCGGGCTACAGGTAGCGAACACCCGCCTCAAGATCGGAGCGAACGGCAAGCCGCGCGTCTACGTGATGCGCGGCTCCTGCGTGTCCCGAGACAAGGACCTGCGGGAGGCCAAGAAACCGACGTGCTTCACCGACGAGATCGGCGGCTACGAGTGGGACCGCCGCCCCGGCCATGAGGAAGAGCGGTGAAGGAAGGTGACCACAGCATGGATCCATACGGTACCTATGCATGTACCTCGACCCGCCGCGGAACGGCCGAAGCAAACTCCACCTACCGCACACACTCGGCGCGCTCACCGGGTAGCCTGGCAGAGCGCTCCATCCGGCCCGTACGGTGCTTCCCCACACACCCCCCGTACGGGGCCGTTCCATGCCCTCCCGTGCATCATGGCGGCATGATCTCCCCCTTCCTGATGCTGATAGCCGCACTGGCGGTGCCAGGATCCACGCGGCTGATCACGACAGATCGCATCTTCGAGGCGCCACGCCTGTGGTGATCAACAAGCTCGACCCTCTCAGCTTGTCCGCTTACGTCATCACGTGCTCGTGGTGTACGGGGCTGTGGGTGGCGTGCGTGACCCTGTCCGCAGCCTGGCATTGGCGTGACTCTCCGTGGCTACAGGTGCCACTTATGTGCCATGGCAGTAGCCGAGGTCATCGGCCTTATCGCATCCCGGGACGGAGACTGATGGCATCCCTCCGCAAGGCAAAGCCCGTACAGCGACGCCGTAGTCTCGTCTCCTCCGCCGCCCTCATCTCGTTCAACGGCGCCCAGGGATGGGCGCCACTGCCCGTCGGCGACCGCCGCTGGCAGATGGAAGCATGGCGTCAGTTCGACATCTGCGGCGAGCTGAACTACGGCGTCACGTGGAAGGGCAACGCGTGCGGGCAGGCCACCCTGTACGCAGCGACGATCGACCCGGACACGGGCCGGCCCACGGGCGCAGCGGAAAACCAGGACGTACAGGACGTCGCTAACGCCGTTCTCGCGGCCCGATCCGCAGGTCACAGAAACGTGACCCTGATGGTGAAGAACCTTGAGGTCGCGGGCGAGGTGTACGTCATCGTCCGACAGCGAACCCCCGAGGAACTCGCGGCGGGCCGCCGAGCGCGGCGACGACGCCGGTAGACGAGTGGCTCGTCATCTCCACGAGCGCAGCTCATGCAGTCCGGCAAGTCGATCGAGTTCGTTCACCCGGACACCGGGCAGCCCGTAACCCTGGTCGAGGGCAACAAGGTCATCCGGGTGTGGACGCGTCACCCGCAGCTCCAGTACTGCGCTGACTCGCCCGTCCGGTCGCTACTCCCCACCCTCCGCGAGATCGAGAAGTCCTCACAGAACATCGCCGCGCCTTGACTCGCGCTTGGTTGGCGCCGGCGTGTTCGTCATCCGCAGGAAGCGGACTTCCAGGAACGGGACGACAGCGAAGCGGAAAGAGAACAGCGTCGTTCATGACGTCACTCGCCGAGTCCATGCGCCGCTCCCTACAGGAACCGGGTTCGGCGGCGGCTCAGGTCCCTCTCGTTGTCGAGGTCCGTCAGAGTTCGCCGAACGCGTTCAAGCTGATCAAGTTCGACAGCGAGCTGAACAAGGAAGTCACCGAGCTCGCGAGGAAAGCAATCGGCCGCGTCGCCGGTGGCCTCAACCTTCCGAGGGAAGTCCTTGAGGGCATGGGCGACTCGAACCACTGGTCAGCCTGGCAGGTGGCAGAGGAGACGTACCGCACGCACCTCCTGCCGGCCCTCGACGCGATCGCGGACGGCCCTCACCTCCGCGTACTTCTACCCGATGCTGCGCCACGGGGCATCGACGACGTCGGGCTCGTACATGCTGGCGTTCGACGGGTCGACGATCATCTCTCAGCCGGATCCGTTGGAGCGCGTGATCGAGCTTCTCGACCGTGGGCTGATCACCCCGGAGGCTGCATTGATCATGCTGTCGGTGCCGGCAGAGTACGGGCCGTCCGATGAGGAGGCGGCGTGTGGCGCTCGCCACGCGGCTCGTGACGGTGCGCCGAGCCTGTTCGAACAGGAGGTGCTGCGCCGTGTTCTCGGCTTCGAACAACGGGCACCACGGCGGCGCCGCCGACCCAGGAGCAGGCAGCGGTCACGGGCGGTGCGCGCCGGCTGGCGATCGAACGCGCCCCGCAGGCTGAGCTTCAGGTGGCGTCACTCGCCGTGCTCCACGCGTTGGAGCGTGCCGGGAACCGCAATGCTAACACGCGCCGCCTCAAGGACGAGTACGCGGACGTTCCGGCGGCGCAGTGTACACCAGGGGTGCGCCCGGATCCGGACCGTCACACGGGCCTGTTGGAGGGGGGCGTGGCGGCACATCCCGGAGCTGTCCGCCAGGCTGCGCCTCGACGACTACACGAACGGGCTGCTCGCGACGGGCACGCCGCACAGTGATGGGCTCCTGGCGGAGTGTGGATGGGGTCGCTGTGATGGGGATGAGGATGTGGTGGGCCGGTCGTGGCTTGACGCTGCGCGGGGCTGGACAGGGGCCGTGACGGGGCGGGTTGATGGCGCCGTTCCGTCAGGCTGGGGCTCCGCCGGACGCGAGCATGGTCCTCTCCGCGGAGGGGCTGTGGGTGGAACAGCTGACGGTGCATGTGCGGCCGTCGATCCTTGGTGGTTGCTGCGCGGCTCGTACCGGAAGGTCACCGGCCAGCCACCCCCAGACGCATTCGACCAGTCGCACTACGTGACGGACTACTTGAACGCCATCCACAACCGCATGACCGGAACCCCCGACCAGGTCTACCGGCGCATCGCCGACACCTCGCCAAAGGACTCGACGCCGGACAGCCATCACCGAACTCGCCCGGCAAGTCGAAGGAGATCCTCACCGTCACCGGCAACGACTGGTGGGACAACGGGCCGTGGTCGTCGCCCGCACCGAAACCATGGCCGCACTCAACGCCGGCACCCTCGCGGCGGGGCGCAGCAAACAGATCACCGAACGCCGCCCCATGGTCAAGACGTGGCACGCCACCGTCCGCGGCCCCGCATCGGACACCACACGGCCGTCCCACACGCGCCGCCGATGGCCAGACGGTGCCACTCACCGAACCGTTCCGCGTCGACAATGAGACGCTCCAGTTCCCGGCGACCCCCGAGGCTCAGCCGGGAACGTCATCCAATGCCGGTGCACACTGTCCGTGAGCGCAGCAGACAGGGAGAGATAGTGGCAGACAACCCGTACCGCGACCGGGCGCACCTGAGCGCTTACCTTGCAGCGGTCAACCCGTCGGTTTCGTGCACGGCGCCGACCGAACGAGCCTGACTGGCCCGTCTGTTCGTCACGTTGCCGACCGGGCAGGTGTCGTGGCACGTCTCGCCCGACGATCTCGACCTGTTCGATCACGTCACCGTGGGGCACGCCACGTGGGGACGGGTCACAGCACGGACGAGAAGAACGACCGGATCCGCCGGTACGTCGACATGCTCACGCAGAAGGGTGTCACCCATGGCTGACAGGTGGAGCGGCCGGTCGGCCGGCTCAATGCCGAGACGTCCGACGGGCGGAATCGTGTCCGACGAGGGGTTCACGGTCCGCGGCCTGCCCCTGCCGATGGACTGGCAGAAGTACACCGACGAGGGACACGACAAGGCCGTGACGGTCGCCACGATCGACCGGGTCGAGGTGCTCGGCGACGGCACCGTGTGGGCAACCGGCGAGTGGCTCGACGCGGCGACGATCCCCGAGGTGTCCGGCGCCCGGTCCCTCGTAGACAGCGGTGTCGTGTACCCGTCGATGCAGTCCGCCGGGTGCATGATCGAATGGCGGGCCGCTCGGCGGAGGCGAGGGTGACTACGTCGACGGCATGTACGAGGAAGGTACGCCGTACCGCGAGGTGTGCGTGTACACCGACTTCGAGTTCTCGAAGGTCACCCTCGTCGCAGTGCAGGCGTTCCCCGACCTGCGGATCGGAGAGGGTGACAGCGTGGGACTGACAGCGGCAGGTGTGCGGCGCAGTGGATGGGACACCGTCCCGGTTGCCGACAATGACCCGAAGTGGGATGGCCCGGGCGCAGCGAAGCGCGTCGCCGCGTGGGCCGGCATCGACCAGGCGGACGCGCCCGCTTCGGCGTGGGACAAGTACGCGCGGGCGTTCCTGTGGCAGGACCCTGACGCTGACCCGGAGACCGTGGGCGCCTACAAGCTCGGCGTAGCGGACGTCGTTGACGGTGAGCTGCGTCTCATTCCGCGCGGCGTGTACGCGGTCGCCGGTGTCCTGAACGGGGCGCGTGGCGGGGCTGACATTCCGGCCGCGGACCAGGACGCCCTTAAGAAGGTCGTGTCGGGGCTGTACGGCAGGATCGCTAAGGCGATGGGTGACGACACGATCGAGGCGCCGTTCTCCCTCGTGGCGTCCGTCGTCGCCCCGGAGGTTCCCCCGGCGGCGTGGTTCGCTGACCCGCAGCTGACTGAGCTCACCCCGCTCACGATCACGGACGACGGCCGGGTGTTCGGGCACGCCGCTGACTGGGAGCAGATCCACGTCGGCATCCCGGGGCAGAAGCCGCCCCGGTCCCGCACCGGCTATGCCAACTTCATGGTCGGCGCCACCCTCACCGATGAGGGCGTGTACGCGACGGGCAACCTCACTGTCGGCGGCGGGCACGCCGATGAGCGTCTCGGCTACGCCGCCGCCGCCGAGCACTACGACGATGCCGGCACCGCGGTGGCCACGGTGACCGCCGGTGAGGACCAGTTCGGTATCTGGGTGGCGGGAGCGATCATCCCGGAAGCCACGCCCGGGCAGATCCGGGCGCTGCGCCGGTCCCCTCTGTCGGGTGACTGGCGGTACATCGGCGGGAACCTGGAGGCGATCGCGTTCCACGCGGTGAACACGCCCGGGTTCCCGTGGTGCGGGCCCGGTCGCTGGTGGCGGATGGCCACGTGTACTCCCTCGTGGCGTGTGCTGCGCCGCCGCGTCGCCCGTCGCGGGAGAAGTACCTCGCCGAGCTGGCGGAGGAGCTGCGGCCGCTCCTCGCGTCCGCCGACCCGGAGCCGAAGATTCCTTCCCCTCGCCGCCGTCCGAGCCTGCGTTCGCTCAGGCGCCGGTCGGTGCGGACCTGCGGGCGGAGTTCGAGGCGGCGGGGGTGGCGTGGCCGACGATCAGTGTCACGGTCGGTGGCGTGGACCTGCCGCCGTATGAGGTGGCGGAGTCGTGCGTGCGGGGGATGCTCGCGAACGCGTTCGCTGTCGAGCCGGCCCCGGAGGACGGACCGGTGGAGGCGGACAAGGCGATGGCTTCGGCGCGTGCCAGGCTGCGCCTGTTCGAGCAGGAGGGGGCGGTGGTGGACTGATGGGCTGTGGGTGCAATTCGTCGGCAACGATGGTGTACAAGATCACGTGGCCTACGGAGGACGGGGTCGGTGTCGCGTACGCGTCGGACATTTCCGTTGCCCGCCGGGTACGTGAGGTGAACACGCCACCCGACAGGTCAACGATCCCGGTCGTGTCCGCCATCGGTAACCCCCAGATACCGGACGGGGCCACCGTGTATACGAGCGTCGCGGACGTTCCCATCCCGGCACCCGCCGGGTAACCTGTACGCGAGTGTGAGGGTTGTGTCTCAGAGCCCCGGGTGTCGGTCGCCCGGGGCTCTACCCATGTAGCTGCACGGTGCTACTATCCGTGACGTAACTTCATAGCGGTTGTCGGGCGCAGCCGGACCGCAGCGAATCCCACCTGAAGAAAGGGGGGGCGCTGTGGCTGAGACCCCGGGCCCCGAGAGCACAACCGAGACCGTGACCACGCCGGTCGTCGAGCCGACCGCCGTACAGACCACCGCCGAAGCTGACACCGCCGAGTTCACCGAACTCACTGACGACCAGCTGCACGCTGTCATCGACGCGGAGGTGTCCGCCGCGCGTGATCTCGCGGACCCCAGCAACGCCGCACAGTTCGATGAGGCCGTGTTCTCCGCCCGCATGGAGCGCGCCGCCCGGGCCCGCAACGAGATCGGCGCCCGCGCTGACCGCGTCGCAGCGTCCGAGTCCGCGCGCAGCCGTCTCGGCGAGTTCGCGTCGACCGTCCCCGCGCCCGCCGCACGCCCCGCGGTCCCGTCCGTGGCGCAGCTGCCCGTCACCCCGGCCGACGCGCCCCTGCCGGAGCGGCGCGGCGTGTCATTCGCCATGGTCGTCCCGTCGGACGTCCACGGCCTGGTCAAGGGCATCACCCCCGGCGGCGAGTACACGTCGTTCTCCCAGATCGGCGACGTCCTCGACGAGCGGATGCGGTCCGTTGGCCGTGCCGGCGCCGGTGCCCGGTCCGCCGACCTGGGCCTGATGCAGATTCAGCGGACCGACGCGAACTTCACCATCAACGCGGACGACCCGCGGCAGGCCATGAGCGTGATCGACGCCGTGCGGTCTCAGTCGCGTCTCGACGGCGGTGACCTGATCACCGCGTGGGAGCGTTCCGCGCTGCGCCGCGCGAAGGGCAACGAGCGGCGCGTGTCTCTGACCGCGGCCGCCGGATGGTGTGCCCCGTCCGAGACGTACTACAACCTCTGCGAGATGGAGTCCCTCGACGGGCTCATCGAGCTCCCCGAAGCAACCGTGTCCCGCGGTGGTGTCCGGTGGACGCAGGAGCCGACGTTCGCGCAGCTCATGGCGGCGACCACCTTCACCAACCTCACCGAGGCGCAGGTCATCGCGAACACGCCGAAGGCCTGCGCGGCGATCCCCTGCCCGACGTTCAACGACACGCGCCTCAACGTCGCCGTGACCTGCCTCACCGGCTCGTTCCTCCAGCTGCGCGGCTACCCGGAGCTCGTGGCCCGGTGGGGCCGCGGAGCGATGGTCGCGCACGGGCACCGCCTGAACCGTGCGGTGATCGCCGCTCTCGTGACCGCCGCGGGCGCTGCGACTGTCGTCGCAACCCCGGCCGGTGACCCGTCGACGTCGGCGATCCTGTCCGCGGTGGAGCTCGCCGCGACGGACATCCGGTACCGCGAGGGTCTCGCGGACGACGCTGTGATCGAGATCGTTCTCCCGCGGTGGGTGCTGGCATCGCTGCGCGCCGACCAGACCCGGCGTGCGTTCGGCGACCCGGGCACCACGGACGCTGTCCTGATGGCGTGGTTCACCGCGCGGAACGTCCGGCCGCAGTTCGTGCGTGACTGGCAGGACTTCTGGGGTGGCGTCGTCGCCCCGTCGGTGGGTTCGGGTGCGCCGTACGTCACTTCGTTCCCGACCACGGTGCAGTTCCTGGCGTTCCCCGCGGGCTCCGTCGTCATGCTCCGCCAGGACGTCATCACCCTGCGCAACGTGTACGACTCGACGAACCTCGCCCAGAACCTCTACACGGAACTGTTCTTCGAGGAAGGGTGGAACCTCATCTACCCGTGCGCCGGCCTGCGCCTCTACACCGCGCTGAACTGCCCGTCGGGTGCGACCGGCCTCCCGATCGACCTCGACTGCGCCCCCTGATCGACCCCCTGAACGGTCCCGTCGCCGCTCCGCGTCCGCGGCGACGGGACCCCATCCCAGAAGGGAGGTGAGTGCGCATGGCAGCCACGACACCACCGGTTCACGTAGACGCACCACCGGCGGGACCGATCCGGTACGGCCTGTTCAACGCCGCCCGTATCGTCGACCTCGACGTGCACGCCCGCACGGGCGGCGTGGAGTTCGAGCCCGACACGTGCGGCATCGCTCGCCTGTATACGGCGGAATGCCCGCCGACCGCGCAGGACGCGAAGACTCTCACCGACCTGTCACCGATCGTCACGGCTCAGCCGTTCGTCGCGTACGCGTCGGTCCTGTGTTCGCCCGTCGGACGCACGCCGCAGGAGCAGCAGCGACGCGCTGTGGCGCGCCTCATGGCTGGCGAGCAGACGCAGGCAGAGCATGCCCTGTGGGACGGCGGCGGGGTGGGCGCTGCGCCGGCTCTGACGCTGATGGGTGCGACGGTCGTCGCGACTGGCCTGACCACGTTCGGTGCCCGCCTGGCGGCCCTGGAGGCGGCGTTCTACGCAGCGTACGGATACCAGGGCACCATTCACGTCAACACGGCGGCGGAGGGTGCAGCGGCGTTCGGCAACATGATCGTCCGCCCTGACACGCCCGACATCCCCGGGCACCTCGTGACACCGATCGGATCGGTGTGGTCGTTCGGCGCCGGCTACCTGACGACTGGCCCGGCGAACGTGGCGGCTACGCCCGGGTCGGTGTGGGCGTTCATGACTGGCGACGTCACCGTGTGGCGGTCCGCGGACATCGGCACGCCGCCCCCTGACCAGACGTTCAACCGGACGACTAACCAGATGGTCGCTCTGGCTGAACGCGAGTACGTGATCGCACCTGACTGCCCGACCGTGTTCGCGATCGAGCTCCCGTTGGAGGCACCCTGATGACGCTCGTCTACCCGGACGCGGACAACGCCGCTCAGGTAGCCGCCGACCTTCTGTCCCTGGTCGATGACCCGGCGCAGGTCCGAACGAACACAGACAACGGTCTGGCGTTCGACGTCCCCGACGCGGTCGCGGACGAGTATCACCGGCTGATGGCGGACGTCGTCCCGGCTGGCGAATCGAAGGTCACCACGAAGCGTGGCGGCCGTCCCCGTAAGGAGGTGTGATCATGGCGTCTCGCTGCCCGAAGGTAGTCCGCGCCCGTCGCATGCGAGTGACACGCCTCGACGCGTGTGGTGTGCCCGTCGTCGGTTCGTCGTCCAAGGTGGTGACGTCCGGGATCATCACCGTCGCCGCGTCGCCGCAGTACGAGAGCACCGACCCGATCACGGTGATCAACGCCGCGGGTGAACTCTGTGTCGACGAGCCTGGCTGCGCGCAGCTGTCGCGGATCGACCTGGAGATCACCTTCTGCGAGGTGAACCCGGACATCTTCAACATCATCACCGGTGCGCCGCTCGTCCTCGACGACGCGACTCCCACCCCGAACACTGTCGGTTTCCGCATCCGGTCCGGCGGGTCGTGTGATCTCGCGTCGGCGATCGAGCTTTGGTCCGACGAGTCCGGTCAGGCATGCACCACCACCACCAAGGCCTACTGGTACTCGCTGTTCCCGTTCCTGAAGAACACCCAGTGGGGTGACTTCGAGTACGGGAACGAGAACCTGAGCTTCGTGATCACCGGGTCGGTGTACCCGGGTAACGGGTGGGGTGTCGGCCCGTACAACGTGATCAACACGAGTGCGCCGGCTCCGGCGCCTCTGCTGACCGCGCTGAACGTCAACGACCTGTACCACGGGCAGGAGACGACACTGGCGCCTCCGGCGGCGGCGTGTGGCGCGACCGCGGTTCCGTAACCCAACCGCACGTGAGGCGGCCGGGCACCGGCCGGGAGGGAGACAGTGATGCTTGTCCCGTACAGGGCGATGATCTTCTTTCCGGGTGGTGACCCGGCCGCCGGTGCGTTGATCGACGTGTCCATGGACGCGTCGAATCAGGCGCCGGCCCTGTTCCAGGATGCTGCGGCGACCCTGCCGCAGGTGAACCCGGTCGTCGCTGACGGCATGGGAAACATCATGTTCTTCGCGCCGCCGGGCCTGTACATCGCGGAGATCGCCGGGACGTTCACCCGGATCAACGTTGACCCGGCCTACCTGTCGCCGGTCTGGCCCGACGTGTTCGTGTTCGAACAGGTCGCGCCGGCCCTCGTGTGGACAGTTGACCACCACTTCGGCACGCACCCGAGCGTGGACGTCGTCACGCCCGGCGGGGCTGTCGAGATCGGCGACGTCACGCACGTGACCGCCAGCCAGACAACCATCACGTTCGGATCCCCCATGGTGGGGACCGCTTACCTTCGGAGGTAGCCATGTCCGGTGTGCAGTTCGGTCAGCAGATCGACATGAACGGGTTCAAGATCACGGAGTTAGCGGCCGGAGTGGCAGGCACCGACGCGGTCAACGTGTCGCAGCTCGCGCCCCTCGCCCCCCAGGGATTCGCCGCGGACATCGGCAACGGCGTGGCGACGACGATCACGATCTCGCACGGCCTGTCGACGTTCGACGTAATCGTTCAGGTCTACAAGAACTCGACGTTCGAGACCGTGTACGTCGACGTGGTGCGGTCCGCGGAAGACGATGTGCAGCTCACGTTCGGCACGGCGCCTGCGGCGGGTGAGTACCGGGTTCTCGTCCTCCCGGTGCCTGCCTGATGTCTGTTCCGTTCAAGAACCTGGCACGACTGTTCAGCACGTCGGCGCAGCCGGCTACGACGTCTGAGGCGGACGTGTGGTTCCGCGGCGACACGGGGCAGGTCAACGCGTCTGACGGCGCCGCTGGCCTCCCGCTGACGGTAGGCCCGGCGGGCAACGTGCCGGTCGTCAGGTCGACGGCGTGGCACACGCTGCCCCCATACGGGGCGGCATCGTCCGTGAACGTGCCGGATGGCCGCCTGTTCGCGTTGCCGTTCTGGCCGGGCCGTAAGGCGACGGTGACGGCCGTCGCAGCGAACGTGACGCTCGCGCTGGCCGGAGGGAACCTCAGGTTCGGCGTGTACCTGTCGGACGGGTCTGTCCCTACGACGCTCCTCGCGGACTTCGGGACGGTGTCCGCAGGGGTGACGGGCATCCGGCAGATCACCGGCCTGTCGACGGCGGCGCGCCCGGTGCTGCACTTCGTTGTCGTGGCACGGCAGGGTGGCGTCTTGAACCTGGGCCTGACGTCCCGGGACACGTGGGACCCGATCGTCTCCGAGAGCTCCCCGACACTGGCCGGGAACTCCAACGCCTACTACCGGGACGGGGTGAGCGGCGCACTACCGGGCACGTTCGGCGCGATCTCCGGGACAATCAACTCACCAGCTGTGACCGCGCAGCTGACCTGATAGGACGGACACGAGCCGTGGCGCTTGAGTTGTACACGGACACCTACTGGTTTCCGAGCGGCTTGCTTGCGGCGAACGTCCAAGCGGTGGTGTTCCCATCGAACAGCAACGCCCCGGCCGCGCTGTTCGCTGACGCAGCCGGCACGATCCCAATCGCGAACCCCCTCCCGACGGACGGCGTCGGTGTCCTGACGTTCTACGCGGCGGCCGGAGACTACTGGATCCACATCGACACGGAAACGTTCGCTGTGACGCTGCCAACGCCCGGGCCGGGCCCGTTCCTGCCCCTGTCGGGTGGGACGGTGACAGGTCAGCTGAACCTTGTCTCGGGCAACTTCATTGGCAACGTCGCGAAGTCCCTCGCTGCGGGACTGTCGACCGGGTTGCTGTCCGGGGCTCAGATGACGGGTGTCGGCACGTCGACGGTGACGTTCGCTGCGGGTATCGGCGTGATCGTCGACTGGTCGTCGAGCCCGACGGATCCGTCTGTCCAGTACGTGACGATCCCCGCGACGGTGCATCCTCTCGCGGGTGTGGAGCTGACGCGTATCGTCAACTGGTGGATGGTCGACGCAGCTGGCGTGATCACGTCGCAGGCGTCGAGGCCGACGGACGCGGAACGCCGAACGAAGATCCAGCTCGGGGTGACCGCTTCGGTGATCGGTCCGGGGACGCTGTTCAACGTGCAGACGACACCGGTCGTCGACCAGCAGCCTGCCGAACAGTTCGCCGACCTGGTGTACGGGTTGGGGCCGTTCTCGAAGAGCGGCAATCAGGTGTCGGCGAACGGCGCCAACCTGATGATCGACAAGTCGGCGGGGGAGTTGTTCGCCGCGTCGTTCGGCTATCAGGTGACACCCGACTCGCCGAACCACGTGGTGTCGCCCGCCGAGTCACCGATGACGTTCCGGTACTCGACGCGCCTAGCCGGGTCGCAGGGGCCGCTTACCACGGCGTTCGACCCTGCGAACTACGACGTCGCGGGGGTGATCACCCCGGTGCCGGGCGGAGCGAACACGTCGACGATTCAGCGCGTGTACCTGTTCGGTACCGGGGTGGCAACCGCTCAGCTCGCGTTGCAGTACGGCCAGTCGTTCTACGCCTCACTGGCGGCGGCGCTTGACAACATCGGGGCCGGCACGTTCGTTGAGAACCCGGACTATCTTGGCATTGCCGTCCTTGTCGGGTACATCGTGTCGGTGAAGTCGGCGACGGCGTTGAACAACCCGGCGCAGGCCGTGTTCGTTCGGGCCGGGAAGTTCGCAGTTTCGTAAGGAGCAGCCATGCCAGTGATCAACCCGACACCATCGATTCCGGCGGTGCCGAGTAGCACGGCGCCGTGTGACTGGGCGATCGACACTTCGTGCTGCGCCGAATGGTCCACGTACACGAACACGGTCCGTGACCGTGCCACGTCGTGGGCGACGTACATGCTGTGGGTGCTGACCGGTCGCCGCTTCGGAACGTGCTCGGTGACGGTCCGCCCGTGCGGCACGGACTGCGCTTACTACGGCGGGTGGATGGCGTACCCGGTGACGGCCGACGGGCTCGGCACGGTGTGGGGGCCGTACATCCGTGACGGTTCGTGGTTCAACTGCGGTTGCGCCGGTGCGTGCTCGTGCCGGCCCCGCTGTTCCGTGCTCCTCCCGGGCCCGGTCGCTTCGGTGACGGAGGTGCTGGTGGATGGCGTGGTGATCCCGGCGGCGAACTACCGGGTCGACAACCGCGGGATTCTGATCGGCATGGAAGGGCAGTGCTTCCCGACGTGCCAGGACATGAACCTCGCGGGTGATGTCACGGGCACGTTCGAGGTGACGTATCAGCGTGGCACGCCGCTGCCCATGGCCGGCTCGATCGCTGCGGGGATCCTTGCGTGTGAGTTCGCGAAGTCGTGTGTCGGCTCGGCGTGTGGGCTGCCTCAGAACGTTCAGTCGATCACCCGGCAGGGCATCGAGGTGCAGATGATCGACCCCGGTCAGCTGACACAGAACGGGTTGACGGGGATTCATGACGTCGACCTGTGGATCAAGGCTGTCAACCCGAACGGGCTTCGGTCCCGGCCGCGGGTGTGGTCGCCGGACCTGATCAATCCTTCGGTGCGTACGTCATGAGCACGGGCGAAAAGGTTCAGGACATGGCGGAGGCACTGTTGGCGTGCCTTCAGGCCCAGTACGTGGGGGATCCGCAGGCTCCGGCGGAGTTCTGTTGGGTGCCGGGCGAGGCTGGCCGGCTGTGGCTGACGGCTGGCACGGCGGAGGACCGGTGCTGTTCGGGGTTCGCGTGGGTGCGGGTCGTGAACCTTGCGCCGCAGATTCCCGGGGAGGGTGAGCCAGCGTCTCCGTGCGGGGTGACGGTGTGGCGCCTCGATCTTGAGGCGGGTGTGGCGCGCTGCGCCCCGTGGGGGGACGAAACGGGGGGGCCGACGTGCGCGGAGCTCGCGGTGGCGGCGGACCGCCAGGCGCGGGATGCTGAGGCGATCCTCAAGGCGATCTGTTGCCTGCGTCCTCAGGTCGAGTCGGAGAGGATGCAGCCGACGAACGGCGTACCGTTCGGCCCGGACGGCCGGTGTATCGGGTGGGTGGCTGGCGTGTCCGTGATCATCGACAACTGCGACTGTGAGGACTGAACCAATGGCATCACGTCTACTGATCCGGGCGATCGTGACGACGGTCAACCACGAGACCGGCTATGAGGAATGGGTGGAGGACGGGCCTGAGGCGCGTGGCCTCATCGACGGCGGGTACTTCGAGGTGGTTCAGCGGGTCGGGTCGCGGTCGGCCGCGCCGGTGAAGGCGGACAAGGCGCCGGCCGCGTCCGATGGTGGGCACGTCGATGCCGTCGATCAGGCTTAACCCGGGGGCGGTTCGGGCGGAGCTGTCGCGGCTGTCGCTGCGGAACGTGTCGGACGTTGCCGATCAGGTCGAGGCTCAGGCCAAGATCCTCGCTCCGGTGGGGCAGACGGGTCACCTGCGGGCGTCTATCCGAAAGGTCCCGGTGTTCAGCGTCCGCGGCCCGACGTTCCGGGTGGAGGCGACGGCGTCGTATGCGCCGTTCGTGGAGAACGACACGCGGCCGCACGACATCAAGGCACGTAACGCAAAGTTTCTGCGGTTCCGTGTCGGGGGCCGGGTGGTGTACGCGAAGATCGTTCACCATCCGGGGACGAAGGGTCAGCACTTCCTGGCTAAGGCGGTGCGGCAGGTCGCCATGCGGAACGGCTGGAACTCCCGTATCACGGGCTAGGATGGGGTTAGGCCACCACACCGTGCCCGGAGTGGCAGTGCCAGCGGAACGCCCGACCTTACGGCAGGTCGGGCGTTCTGCCATGTGCGGCGCGCTACCATCTCGGGCATGGACGCAACCTCTAACACCGTCATGCCGAAGATCCGTATCGGCGATGAGATCGTTCAGCTCGAACGGCCCACCGGTGGACAGCTTCTTGGGCTGGCCATGGTCAACAACGGTGGGTTCTCGGAGGAGGATCAGGCGGAGCTGATGATCGCCGCGATCGTCAAGCTGATCCCCGCTACGCACCGTAAGGCGTTCGTGTCGCTGTACGTGTCGGGTGGGCACACGGCGGCGGACCTGATCGAGACGTTCAAGATGATCGCAGGCACGTCCGGTGTCGACGTGGCGGAGCCGGCCAATCGGGAGCAGCGGCGCGCCGCGGTGAAGAAGACCGCCGCGAAGAAGACCGCGCGTAAGGCGCCCGTCAAGCGATGAGTCTCGGTTCGGCTGTCCGGGCGCAGCCGTTCACCGTCACGGTCGGCGGGGTGACCGTGACGGTTGAGGCTGCGATGGCTGACCGGTGGCTCGATGCGATCACGGGGAATCCGATGACGTCGGTCGTTCCGGGCATGTGTTCGGCTGAGGACCGGCGCGCTGTCGGCCTGGCGCTGATCGGCGGGGAGCTGTCGGACGGTGACCTGTGGGAGGCCGCTTCGGCTGCGATCGCGGAGGCGTCCGGGCGCCCGTGGTGGGAGGCTGTCAGGCTGGCGGGGATCGCCGATCAGAACCGTGTGCTGTTGGGGATGATGACCCTCGAGGGGGTTCACGCGCACACGGTGACGCTCGGCGCGTGGTGTGATGCGGCGTTCGTGACGGTGCTGCGGAACATGGACGAGAAGAAACGCACCCGGTTCGAGGCGGACCTGATGATCCCGCCGGGCGGGTCGGTCGACGACTTGACGTCGTTCGACGCTGTCGTGTGGTGACGCCGGTCCCGTAGCCTGATCACATGGCTGTCGGTGTGGCGTTCGTAGACATTCTGGGTGACACGTCTCGTGCCCCGGCACAGATCGAGCGCGACATGAACCGTGCGCTCGCGGTCGTGTCGGACGAGATCGACCCGGTGACGATTCAGTCTGCGGTGGAGAACGGCACGGAGGCTGATCTTCGGCGCGAGTTCAACGCGGACATTCGTGCGATCAACGCGGCGATCGACCGCGTGCGGGTGCGGGCGGATCTCGACCCGGACACACGCCAGACCCTGACCCGTCAGCTTCGTGAGACGGCGGCGCAGCTGCGCGCGTCCCGCTCTGAGCTCGAGGTGCGGGTAGCGGAACGCCCGGTCGTGGAGTCGACGGTCGAGGCCGTGACGACCGCGGTTCGGGTGGCTGAGGCTGCCGCGCCGCCGATCGAGATCGAGACGCGTGTCGACAATGACACGCTGGTGAGTGCGGCACGGCACCTGACCGGTATCGGGGCGGCCGCTACGGGCGCGCTCAAGGGCGTTGGACTGCTGGGTGCCGGCGTCCTGGGGCTGGGTGCCGGTGTACAGACTGTGGCGGGTCTGGTGGCGGTGCTTGAGGCGGTTGCCCCGGCGGCCGCTGTCGGCGCGACGGCTGCGGTCAGTCTGGGCTTGGCGATCGGCACGGTGAAGCTCGCCACGGCCGGGGTGTCGGACGCGATCACGGCGGCGTTCGACCCGAAGAAAGCGAAGAACCTGACGGAGTCCCTCAAGGGGTTGGCGCCGTCCGCGCGGGAGTTCGTCCTCGCGTTGCAGGGGTTGAAGCCTGAGCTTAAGGACATCCAACAGGGTGTGCAGGGCCGGTTCTTCGAGGGGTTCGGCACCGAGCTACAGGATCTCGCGAAGAGCGCGCTGCCCGCGGTGAGGGCTGCGCTGTTCGACACGGCGAGCACGTTCAACCTGATGGGGAAGAGCGCGGCACAGACAGCGACTTCCCTCGCGGAGAGTGGCGTGCTCGGGTCGGCGCTGCGCTCCGCGTCGAACAGCCTGCGGTCCCTGGTGAACCTGCCGGGTATCGGCGTGAACATCTTCGGGAAGCTCGCTTCTGCTGCCGGCCCGTCGCTTGAGAGGATCGCTCAGGCCGCGTCGGCTGCGGGTGACAAGCTGAACGCTAAGGTCAACAACGCGTTCGAGTCGGGCGCGTTGCAGAAAGCCATCGACGGGGCCGTGACGATCCTCGGTGATCTCCTGCGCGTCGTGGGCAACGTAGGCAAGACGTTCGGTGAGGTGTTCAAGGCTGCGAACTCCACGGGCACGTCACTGGTCCAGACGCTCCTGACGATCACTGATTCGCTGGCTAAGGCGTTCGCGTCGCCTGCCGTTCAGTCCGGGTTGCAGGCGCTGTTCTCGACGATCTCGACGCTGTCGACGGTCGGCGCGCCGCTGCTGGTGATGGCTCTGAGTGTGGTGGGGCAGACGCTTGCTGCTCTGGCGCCCGGGGTGAAGACCGTCGTTGAGGCGTTGGGGGCGGGGCTGCGCCCGATCATCTCTGCGCTGGGGCCGGTGTTGGTGTCGGCGGGTCAGGCCGTGACTCAGCTCCTCATGGCTCTGAGTCCGCTGCTCCCTGTGATCGGCCTGCTGATCTCGAAGATCGGCCCCGTGCTCGTGCCGATCCTCAACACGCTGTCGCTGGAATTCCAGAAGGCGGCGCCGCTGATCGCTCAGTTCGCGACGATGCTCGGCTCGTTCCTGGGCCCGATCCTCGATCAGATCCCGACGCTGATTCAGCCGTTCCTTGACGCGTTCACGCAGATGATCACGCTTCTGTTCCCTGTCGCGTTGCAGCTCCTCCAGGAACTACAGCCCAGCCTGGCGCAGCTCACACAGTCGTTCGTCGACATAGCGACAGCGCTCGCGCCCGTCCTCACGCAGCTCGCCGACCTAGCGGTCAAGGCGCTACAGCCGCTGCTGCCACTCATCCCGCCGATCATCGGCCTTGTCGGTCAGCTCGCCGGGATCCTCGCTGGCGAGCTCGCACGGCAGATCGAAACTATCGTCGTGCCGGCCCTGCGTGGCCTGTCGCAGCTCCTGAACGGCGACGTTGACGGTGCGATCCACTCGTTCCGTGACGTGGCCGTGGGGGTCGCGGAAGAAGTCGTGCGTCAGTTCATAACGCTCCCCTACAAGATCACTGTTGCGTTCGCGGGACTCGGCGCGAAGCTGTTCGACATCGGTACGGACCTCATCGGGTCACTCGTGAAGGGCATCATCTCGAAGATCCCGGGCCTCCAGGAGACACTTAGCACGATCACCAAGATGATCCCGGAGTGGAAGGGCCCGGAGAGCGTCGACAAGACGCTCCTCACCCCCGCTGGCCGCGCCATCATGCAAAGCCTGGTGGCCGGCCTCGACGATGGGACGGGCACGCTACAGTCACGCCTGTCCGGTATCACCCGCATGATCGGCGGTCTACAGCCGAGCATGAACGGGATCTCGTTCAGCAACGGGACAGCACCGCGGTCCGCCGCTTCGGCGTTCGCCGGTACGGGGCCGACGCTCACCCCGCAGACAACACCGATGGTGACGCAGGTGTTCATCGGCGACCGCGAGCTGACGGACATCGTTGACACGCGGATCGTCGCGTCGGATCAGGCACAGTCCCGCGGTATCCGGATCGGCACTAGGAGGTGACGGGGTGTGGCTGACGTCCTGACCGCGACCGTTCAGAACGAGTTCGCGCACGTCCTCCTGCGGACGGAGTTCTCTGCGACCGGGTCGACGACTGCGCTGATCGAGCGGAGCATCGACGGCGGTGTGACGTGGGTGACGGTGCGTGGTGGCGATGCCGTTCAGCTGATCGGGCCGGCGCCGGGTGCTGGTAACCGGATCGGGTACCTGTACGACACGGAGGCGCCGTTCAACGTGGCGTTGCGGTACCGGTCGACGAACAACCTTGGGACGGTCACGACCGCGGGCCCGGTGACGATCGTCGTCGCGTCGGGCGTGTCTTGGATGAAAGACCCGGCGAGGCCGTGGGCGAACTTGAAGATCTCGCAGTGCGTGGCGAACGCTCAGGACGTGGTGTGTGTCCCGCAGCCTGCGGAGCCGCCTTGTTCCTGGTGTACAACGGGTTGGGGACGCAGACGCGGGCGGCTGACGCGACGCTGTTCCCGATCCTGAACCGGACGCGTCCGGCTGACGTGTACGCGAAGCGGAAGGATGTCGTCACTTCGTGGCAGATCGCGTCGGTGACGTTGACGGCGATCAATTCGGTCGTCACGTTCTACGCGTGGGGCGGTCCGATCTTCCTGCAACTCGACCCGGAGTACGGCTGGCCCGACCGGTACTACCAGCCGGGTGACGTCGACGAGCAGAGGATCTCGGGAACCTGACGCACCCGTCGCGGACGTGGCCGGTGCCGCTGGCTGTCGTTGATGCGCCGGTTGGTGACGCGCAGGGGACGGCGGAGAACAATTGGTGTGTGATCGCCGCTACGTACCCGACGTGGGCTGACCTGTTCGCGTCTGGGTTCACGTGGGGTGACGTGGTGGCGGGCGCCGCTGTCGCGTCGGACGGATACGGGTTCGGGCCGTACGGTGATGGCCCGTACGGAGACGGAGGCTGACATGACTGTGACTATCCCGACGATCGGGCAGACGCCGTGGGGTGCCACCCTGAACGCCGTTCTGGGGCAGGCCCTGGGGGAGATCATCGCGGACGACCGGGGGCTGATCGCGTGGTCGTTCGACCCGCAGCTACAGCCCGGCGCCGGCAACCCTACGACGGGTGTCCTGAACCTCACGCGGGTGCAGATCCGGCGCCCGGTGACGATCACAAACCTGGTGACGTCCGTCGCGGTCGCCGGTGTGACGCTCACCGCTGGGCAGAACTTCGCTGCGCTGTATGACTCGGCGGGTAACCGGGTCGGTGTGACGGCGGACCAGACTGCGGCGTGGGGTAGCGCGGGCAACAAGACGATGGCGTTGACCGCGTCGTACGCAGCCGCGACAGGGTTCTACTGGGTGGCGCTCCTGTCGAACGGCACGACCGCCCCGCAGTTCCTGCGTACCCCCACGTCGACGTCCGGGGCTAACAACCTGGGGGCGACTGTCGCGACGGCGTTCTCCGGCACGTTCGGTGCGGCGCAGACAACGGCACCGGCGACGATCACCCCGGGGACGATCGCGTTCAACACGCTCACGTACTTCACGGCCGTGTCCTGATGCTCCCAGTTACGGCCCTGTTCACCAGGGCGTTGCCGTTCCCGCACCGGGTTGAGACGCGGGTGCAGGTCTACCACGGCACGACGTTGATGGCGGACTCGGACACCATGCCGGATCTTCTCCCTGTCGCGGGTGAGGTGACTGCGTCGGTCACGTCGCGGGTGACGCGGAACCTCACGTTGACGGTCGCGCCGTCGCTGTACCCGTTCACTGCGACGTCGCTCCTGTCGCCTGAGGTGGCGGTGCTGCGCGTGTTCTCCGGGATCGGGTATCCGAACGGGTCGCGGGAGATCTTCCCGGTGTTCACGGGCCGGGTGCAGGACGTGCGGCGTGGCGCGGACGGTGGGGTGCAGATCGAGGCTGACGATCTTGCGCGGGACGTCATCGACTTCGAGTTCGAGAACCCTCAGCCGTCGGTTGCTGGCGCGTTGGTGACGGCGCAGATTCGGACGCTGATTACGCAGGCTCTGCCTACGGCGACGTTCGGTACGGACGATGCGAATGCGGCGACCACTCCGACGGTGGTGTGGGATCAGGATCGGGGGCAGGCCCTTGACGATCTTGCGTTCGCTGCGGGTGGCCGGTGGTATGCGCTCGGCGACGGATCGTTCGTCACGCGGCGTTACCCGTATCAGCAGACTGTGCCGGTCGTGACGATCGCGGACGAGTCTGGTGGCACGAACATGACAGCGGAGCGGTTCGTGACGCGGGACGGCGTAGCGAACTCCATCACCGTGTCGTCGGAGCGCATGGACGGATCCCCGCCGATCCGGGCGACGGTGCGTGACACGAACCCTGCGTCGCCGACGTTCTTCGGTGGGACGTTCGGCCGGAAGACCCGCATCATCAAGGTGCAGACGCCCCTCACGTCGGCGGAGGCTCAGGCCATGGCGACGGCGGAGCTCGCCGCATCAATCGCTCTCGGTGCGCAGTGGTCGATCTCGTGTGTGCCGAACCATGCGCTCGAACCGGGTGACTGCATCCTGGTGAAGTACCGGGGCATCTCCGAGGTGCAGATCATTGACGATGTAACGTACCCGCTGACCGATGACAACGCGCAGCGAATCGGGTCGCGGTCGCCGCAGGTACTCGGATCGGGAGGGCTGGACACGTGAACCAGACCGACACGTACGGGTTCCCGTACCCGGAGTGTGACCCGCCGTACATCGCTGACACGGCTGACCTGCCGCTCGACCTGTACAACCTCGCGACGCCCGTCGACCTTGAGATAGCGGCGTTGAACACCGAGGTTGCCGACATCCTCGACGAGCCTGCCGGCGTGATCCAGATGCTGTTGGGGCCGGAGGCGTTGGCGGCCGGCGCCACGTTCACGAAGCTGAACACGACGCTGTTCACGGAGGACCTGACGGCGGACGCGCCGAACTCCCGACTGTTGGTGCGCAAGGCGGGGCTGTGGGTGCTGACGGGTACGGTGGCGTCCGCCGCGGGCGTGAACTCTTCCATGTCGCAGGTGTGGATCACGGTGAACAATGCGATCGTCGTCGCGTCGGCGATCAAGCCCGGGCCGGCTGGCACGGAGTACCTGACGACCGCGTACGGGATGGCTGTGCTGGCTGAGGGTGACGTGATCCGGCTGGCGCAGACGTTCACCGGCGGCGGGTCGGTGTCGTACACGTACGGGGCTCTGGGGGCTGCGCTGATCCGGGAGATGCCTTGATGAACCTCGCGCAGTCCATCGATTCGGTGGCGCAGCGTCCGGCTGAGATGCTGACCGGGACGGTGGTGGCGGTGTCAGCGACGACGCTGACGGTGCTGATCCGGAACACGTCGACGTCGTGTGCCTATCTGCGGGTGGCTGCGGCTCAGGCGCCGGTGGTGGGCGATCTCGTGGCGGTGCTGCGCCAGGACTCGACGTACCTCGCTCTCGGGGCGATCGCCGGTGTCGGCGGCAACCAGATCGCGAACTTCTCGTTCGAACAGGACGGGCAGATGCTCGGCACCCCGACGTCGTGGAACGTTGCGGCGATCGCGGGTGCGGCTGTGGTGCAGACGATCGCGACGGGCTACGCCCCTGCCGGCACGTATGAGCTGGGTGTGTTCTCGGCGGCGGCCGCTGACACGTACGTCTACTCGAATGCGATCGCCGTCGCGGTGGGGCAGACGTGGGCTGTGTCGGCGCTCGCGTCGGCGGTGTACCCGTCGGGTGCGCCGACCGCTGACGCTGCCTTGTATGGCTTGTGGTTCGCGAACAGCACGAACCTGTACCCGACGACGTCGGCGGCTGACACGCTGATCGCTCAGGTGAACGATGTCGGGCCGGACGCTGCGCACTCTACGGTGTCGGGTGTGGTGACGGTCCCTGCCGGCGCGGCGTTCATGCGGGTCGCGACCAGGTCGATCTCGGGTGCGGGTATCACAATGCTGTGGGATGCAGTGATCGCGCGCAGGCTGACCTAAGGAGGACACGTGCCAGGTTTGACCCCTAACGTCAACTTGCGGTACCCGCTGTACACGGAGCCGGTTGACGGCGCTCAGCAGATCAAGAACCTCGCGGACGACATCAATGCTGCTCTGCTCGCGACACAGACGAGCATCGGTGCGATCACCGCGCGGAAGTCGGCGGTCGTGTCGGCGACGACGAACCAGGCCAACCCGAACACGGTGGCGACGATCATGACGTACGTCGCGGAGATCCTCGACAACGACAACATGGCGAACCTCGGTGTCAACAACGACCGGTTGACGGTGCAGACGAACGGGTTGTATCTCGTTCAGACGACCGTCCTCATGCCAGCTGCGGCGAACGGCAAGCGGCGCCTGGAGCTGTTGAAGAACGGCACCGTGATGGCATCCCAGCAGAGGGAGAACGCGGGTGCCGGCGCGGAGGTGCGCCTCAACCTCTGCATGCTGGTGGCCGGTGTGGCTACGGACTTCTTTCAGGCGCGGTCGTCGCAGGACTCCGGCGGCGCGCTCAACACGACGTTCCGACAGCTCGCGGCGACGCGCGTGTCTGGCTGACAGGAGGATCACATGCCCGGTTCTACGGTGCCGTTCGGTCTGCCGTATCCGCTGCCTACGGATCCGACGTCGGCTCAGGCGATCGAGGATCTCGCTAAGGCGGCTGACACGCAGGTCGCCTTGATGGCTGCGCAGGTTGAGGCGGCGCGTACGTATCCGTCGGTGTACGTGACGGGGGGGGTGCAGCCCACCGCGTCGGGTGTGTTGACGCAGATGGTGTTCAACGCGGAGGTGTTCGACGAGGGGAACATGGCGGACCTGATCGCGTTCCCGAACTCGATCGTGATCCCGGAGTCCGGCGGGTACGTCGTGATCGGTCAGGCTGGGCTCGCGGCGAACACTGCGGGTGACCGTCACGTGGAGATCCGGGCGAACGGCATCACGATTGACTACGTGAACTCGCCGACGGTGCTGGCGGGGTTCCCGTATCAGGAGCAGATCGGGGTGATCACGCTGTACGCGCCGGGCGATCGGCTGTCGCTGCACGTGAGGCAGAACTCCGGGACGTCGTTGAACGTCGCTCAGTGCTTCCTTGCAGCTTGGAAGATCACGAACTAGCGTTCGGCTGATGGTTGGCGTTGGCCGAATTGTGACGCTATCGTTCCGGTGACAGGGCGTAGCGATCATTCCCGTGCGAGGGATGGTGCGCGCCCGTCACATAGGAGGATGCGATGGCAGAGTCTTTTCTGCCGGGTGCGGAGCGGATCCCGCTGGACAGTGCCCCGATGGTGGGTGACGGCGGGGCCCGGGTGGTGTGGCATTACACCGGGGACCGGGACGCGACCGCTTCGGCGCCTCAGGATCTCGTGCCGTTCTCGAACCTGAGGGCGTACTTCCGGGACGGCGGTGCCGGCATGGCGCCGCATCTGCTGTGGGATCCGTTCACGGGCAAGGTGGTGCAGTACTTCCCGGCGACGTCCCGCGCGAAGGCTGTGAAGAACGCGCCGGGCGGGGTGGAGACGAACCGTAAGGGTGACGTCACGATCCAGATCGAGGTGCTGTTCTTCCCGTACTGCCGGGTCGGTGGCCGGGTGTACGCGTCGATCGCGGACACGCCGTGCGTGGGGCTGGACAACATCATGCGTTGGCTGCGGTCGTGGGGTGTCCCGGACGTGTGGCCGATGGGCCGGCCCGACGGGCGGTCGCAGCGTAACGCGTCGACGTGGAACACCCGGTCTGGCCACTACGGTCACTCGCAGGTCCCCGAGAACGATCACACCGATCCGGGTGTGATGCCGAACCTGTTCACCTACGGAGTAGACATGGCACTTGAGCAGAGCGACGTTGACCGGATCGCGGACGCGGTGTTCGCGCGGCTGGCTGCGCCGACGGGCCGCGATACGTTCGCGCACGCCGGGCTGTGGTGGCTCGACGTGGCCCTGTCGGGGGTCGTCCCGGACGGCGCGGAGTCGAAGTGGGCGACGCTGGTCCCGCGCCTGAACCAGCGGCTTCGTGACTTCCTCGCGGGCTCGAAGGTTAAGGGGACCGTCGACCCGGTGCCGACCATTCCGAACCGGACGGAGAACGTGTGATGACCGGCGAGCAGTGGCGGGCGTGGGCCGTCGACGCGGGTGAGCGGATCGGTTCGACGGCGGCTCAGGCTGGGGTGGCGGAGGCTATCGTGCTGGCGGGTGACCTGCCGCAGTGGGCGGCTGCGCCGCTGATCGTCGGCCTGACGTCCCTCAAGGTGTGGCTCGCCCGGTACCGGGGTGAGCGGTCGTCCGCGAGTCTGGCGGACAGGCGTGCTGAGTGAGGCGACGAGCGGCGTTCCTGCGGCGGACGTGGCGTTCGCGTGGGCTGCCGGCGCCGGGGCGTTCCTGGGGGTCATGGCTGCCGGCCTGGTGGCGTTGCGGTGGTTGTACCGGTTGGTGAAGGCGGCGGAGGCGATCCACGCTGACTTCATGGGTGAGCCGGCGCGGCCGGGGGTGCCGGAGCGTCCGGGTGTCATGGTGCGGATGAAGTCGGCGGAGGATTGGTTGCGTCAGCTCTGCCAGCGGTTGGAGGGGTTGGAGCGCATGGTGGGGCAGGTGCTTCTGGATCGGGGTGGTGAAGATCCTCCGGCTACGGAGGGTGCGTTATTACGTAGGGCGTGAGGGCGGCCGGTCACCTGCGGGTGACCGGCCGTTTTGCTTTGCCCGGCGCGAACGTATTGACGCGGAGGTGCAATAAGTCTCATACTTTAGGTGTGCCGCTGGTGAGGGGAAACCCTTCCGGCGGGGCCGGCCTTGTGACGGGCGCCACTGCGGCGCACACTGCCAAGACCGGTGACGCTTCGGCGTCCGATCCGCCACCGGGCGGGTCGCTGTGGGGGTGCGACCCGACAGCGACCCTACGAGCCCGATCCACAGAGAGTAAGGATCAAGCCCATGGACAGGCAGCCTAGCAACATCGATCTGATGTTGGCGCGCATCGAGCGCACCGGGGAGCTGATCGCCGCAGCTCAGGCGTTCGGCGCGACGATCACCCCCCGAATGATGTACCTCACGTCGACGGGGATCGTCGACCTGACCGTGACGGTCGACGGCGGTGTGATCCCCTACCGGGAGATCGCCGCGTGGCAGCTCGCCTCCGGCAGCGTCATCGACAAGTACGGTTCCCCGCGGTGCGGCGTGGAACATCGAGCGTTACGAGTACAGCCACGACGGTAAGCCGCTCACCATGCGCGTGGTCTCCCTGACGGGTGAGCTGGACGGGATCGTGCTGCACATGGTCGAGTCCCGTATCCCGTCGAGGGTTGCGGCGGCAGAGCGGTGAGCGCGCCGGTGCCGTACAACCCGGTTTCCCGCGTCGACGCCGAGAGCGCGTGACGTGGCGGTGTGGCTCCTGGGCGAGTCGGCGGCGCACCGCGTCGACCCGATCGTGTCGTGTGAGCCGGTCGACGACCGGGTGCAGCTGACGGTGTGCCCGGCCCGCGAGAACGTGTGGCGGACGTGGTGCAACCTCCTGCGCGCCGACGCGACCACGTTCGACCAGGGACGCGGCCCACGCCACGGGGAAGTGGCGTGGCGTGCCGGTGGAGATCACCGGCATGAAGCCGTGGGAGTGGTGGCAGAGGTGAGCCGCAGAAGCAACCGGCTGCGTGCCGAGGTGCTGCGCCTGTCGGCCCTGGTCGAGTCGTACCGGGCCCTGGTGTCCGGCAGGTCGGAGGCGGACAAGGCGCGGCGGATCAACGCCCGCCCGGCGCGCTGCGCGTCGCTGTCGGGGACGCCCGGTGCGAGCTTGATGACGGTCACCCGAAGGGACACCGCGTCGACTACGGCGCCGGCTCGTTCCTGACGTGGGGATGAGCCCCGGACACACGCTGATCGTCATGTCCTCTTGTGTGGGGACGTCGCTGGGGCTGGCCTACTGGCCGGCCCTGGCGCCCCGTCTGCCGCGTGTCAGACGTATCGACGACCCTTTCCCGTGCCGTGTTGTGCTGTGGCCTAGCGGCCGGGATACGTTCCTGTGGAAGGTGCGCAGTAAGTGATCACAGAGCCTGGCTGTACGCGGACGTTCCTGAGAGCGTGTACCACCGGGATCCGGTGGAGGGCGGGTCGCTGTCCGTCGACCGGCGCGAGGAGGATCCTCGACACGTGCCCGGCCAAGTTCCGGTGGGAGCAGGACAACGGGCGCGTGTCGACATCCGGCGATGGAGTTCGGGACGGCCGCGCACACGATCGTCCTCGGGACGGGCAAGCCGATCCACGTCCATGTCGGAGGGCAACCAGGACTTCCGGAAGACTGACGCTCAGATCGAGCGTGATGAGGCCATGGCCGGTGGCTACATCGTCCTCAAGCAAGCCGAGTACGAGCGGGTCATGGGCATGGCGGATGCGCTGCGCCGGCACCCTCTGGCCGGGTCGCTGTTCACCCGTCAGCTCCACGAGGTGGGCGCCTCATCGACAGTGGCGGCATGGCTGAGGTCACCGGCGTGTGGCGCGACGACGTGACGGGGTGTGGTGCCGGCTGCGTCTCGACTGGCTTCGGCCGCCGACCGACGGGCCGTTCCTCCTGCCGGACTACAAGACGACCACGGACGCGTCCCTGTCCGCGGTCGAGAAGACGATCGCGAAGTACGGCTACCACCGGCAGGGAGAGTTCTACGAGCGTGGCGTTCGGGCGCTCCTGCCGGGTGAGAAGCCGCAGGCCGTATTCGTCTTCCAGGAGACAACGGCCCCGTACCTGGTGACGGTTGTCGGCGTGTCGGCGGAGATGCGGCGCGCGGCGACGCGGATGAACCGCAGGGCTATCAACTTGTACGCGGAGTGCGTGCGTTTCGGGTGAGTGGCCTGACTACAACAACGGGTCGATCTACACCGCGGAGATGCCGGTGTGGCTGGCCAAGATTGAGGGAGAGTAATGACGGACGTTCAGTCGTTCACAAGCCGGTTCAGGTGCCGGCGCGGGTCGGTCAGGCTAACGGCGGTCGAGCAGTCTCGCGCGGCGACGGAGGTGCTGGCTTCGGTTCAGGCCGCGCTGATGTTCCCGCGGGATGTGCAGCGGTCGCTGACGGAGATGCGCCAGTCGTGCTCGACGGAGTACATGGCGCAGCGGGCGTTCTACTCGTACCGGAGGGGCGGGGAGAACGTGGCGGGGCCGACGGTGCAGCTCGCCCGGGAACTGCCCGGTGCTGGGGCAACGTGCATTACGGGGTGTGCTGAGCTGTCGCGTGACGACGTGGCCGGTCAGTCGGAGATGCAGGCGTGGGCATGGGACGTTCAGACGAACGAGCGCGTGTCGTCGACTTTCATCGTGCCGCACGGCCGTGACACGAAGACCGGCGTCCAAGCCGATCGAGGACCTGCGGTCGATCTACGAGAACAACGCGAATGCCGCCGCGCGTCGCCTCCGGGAGATGGTCTACGCGCTGCTGCCGGTGTGGTTCCGTGCGGAGGCGGAGGAGATCTGCCGGCGCACGATGCAGGGCGGCGGGACGATGACGCGCGAGCAGAAGATCGCGTTCTACCTGGAGGCGTTCGCCGGAAGTCCGTGTCACAGCGGCAGGTCGAGGCGTACATCGGGCGTCCCGCGGACGCGTGGGTGGTCGGCGACATCGACACGCTCCAGGTTGTGTTCAACGAGATCAAGGACGGCGTCAAGCTGATCGGCGATGTGTTTGGGGCGGAGCCTCTGCGGGATGCGGATGTGACGGCTCCTGCGGTGCGCGGCCAGTCGTGGCCGGTGCAGGGTTACGGGGCGCCGGACGCGGGCACCTCGCAGCCGCTGCCGGAGTCGGCGACGTGGCCGGTCACGGCTCAGATCCCGGGCGCTACAGGCCGGCGCCGGTCGGTGCAGGAGGGTGAGCCGCAGGACGTGCCGCCGATCGATGACTATGAGGGTGGGGAGTGAGTGAGGGTAGCGCCCCGGGCATGTCCCGGGGCGCGTCCCCCGCCCGTAAGCGGCCGGGCCGGCAGGCCAAGACGCTCGACGATTTCACGTGTGGTGACGTCCGGCATTGGCGGCGTGGGTGCCGCAGCCCGGAGTGTGTCGAGGCGCAGCGCATCTACAACAAGCGGTCGAGGCTCGGGCAGCTGTACGGCCGTCAGCGTCTCGTGGATGCGACGGAGGTGAAGGCGCACCTGCGGCGGCTTCACGCGCAGGGCGTGTCGTGGGACACGGTTGCTGAGCTCGCGGGTGGGATCCACCGGTCGTCGGTGCATCACATGCTGAAGTCTGATCGTGTCCATGAGGAGACCGTGCGGGCGATCCTCGCGATTCCGGCGGACCTTGAGGGGACGAACGGGGGGCGGGTGCCGATCGCTCCGGCGCAGGCGTCGGTTGCGTGCGCTGCGCCGGGCGGGGTGGACGTTCGAGCGGATCGCCACGCTGTCGGGGGTGCCGAAGAGCACGATCGAGGTGTGACGAACTTTGATCGCGTGCACACATCGGTCGGTGTGCGGATGCGCGTGGCCCGGTCGTTCGACGGGATCGCCGCGCGGTCGGCGCCGTGGGCGTGCGGCGACAAACGGGCTCAGCTGGCCCGGGCCCGGGCGGTGCGCCTCGACTGGGGCCGCTGTGGGCGTGGGAGGACCCGGACGATCCCGGGTCGGGGCTGCGGTTCGACCCGTTCTCGCGGGTGGTCGAGGTGGTCGACGGTGTGCGGTGGATCGCGGATTGCGGAGGCGATCGGCGTGACGCTGCGGATAGGTTCCACCTGACGTGGCGTGAGATCACTCGCCTGCACGGGGAGGCGGGGGTCGAGCCACCGGAGGTGTGGAGGACGTGATGCCAGCCGGCTTGTGGGGGCTGCATGTGCGGTTCGGTGACCGGTTCACCGAGCCGGTCTGCGGACTTCACTTGCCGGTGTGGGTTCAGTGATGCGGCGGCGGGTGCGGCCGCTGTGGCTCGGTTCGCTGCGGAGGTGGCGGCTGAGCATAAGAGATCTTGCAGGTTCACAGAGAGGCACGACAGTGGGAAAGTTCGCTAACAGGGTGTTCGAGTTGCACGCCAGGCAGGCAGCCCGGGTGATGGTCGACTTCTCGAAGGTCCTCGATCACCAGGGCGTCAACGACCGGATGGTTGGGTTCTTCGGCGCGTATCAGTGCGTGCCGCACGCGGCGAGCCGGCTGGCCCGGGCACTCGGCGACATCGGCGCGGAGGGTGCGCGGCGCCGGCAGGGGTTCGTGATGGACGGTGAGCCGTGGGTTCCGCCGGTGTTCGACGAGGGAGACGCGCCGGAGGCGGTGTTCTCCGGCCGGTACCTCGCGGCTGTGCTGAACGAGGATGAGCCGATGATCGAGGCTCTGTTCCTGCCGCTCCTGACGGCGTACGAGGACCAGGACGCGGTGCCGCTTCTGTTCGCGCTGCGGGCGTTGACGGAGGTGGCTGCGGCTGCCGAGGTTGACGCGGAGATGCGGGGCCGGGCGTGATCACTCCGCAGGTGAGGGCCCGGGCTGCTGTCGACGCCATGGCCCGGAACGATCACGACAGGGCGGCTGACCTCATGGCCGGGTGGATCACGGCGCAGACGACGGGCGGTCAGGCGTATGAGTTCCTCAAGGCTGCGGCGATGATCGCCGTTCGTGCGATGCGTTCGACGGCCGGCCCGTTCGCGTCTCACCCGCGCATCGTGTGGGTGCCAATGATCGACGACGGTGACAACAGCCCGAAAGCGTGGGCGATGAGGTTCACGAACGCGTTCATGAACCAGGACGAGCCGATGGCTCACGCCCTGTTCGGGTCGGAGTTCGAGGCGTTCCTCGCTGCGCCGGATGAGCGCGGTACACGGATGGCGGAGTGTCTGGCAGGGGTGCTGTGGACTGCCGCCATGGCTGAGAAGAGTGTGGCCCTGTGAGCCGGCTGTGGCATGGCGGGGTGCCGGGTCTGGCGCCGGGCGCGTTGGTTCTTCCGTCGGCTGTGACGGGGGTGGAGCCGGCTACGTTGGGGCGGGTCGCGGAGCTGGGTGGGGACGCGGAGACGACGCGCCGGGACCGGGTGTATGTGACGTCGGATCGGCAGGTGGCGGCGGCGTACGCGGCGTTGTTCCCGAACGGCGCGCTGTATGAGGTGGAGCCGGTCGGCCCGGTCGAGCCTGACCCGGACTGTTTCGTGCCGGGGCTGTCGGCGCGGTGCCTGTCGGCGCGGGTGGTGCGGGTCGCGGATCCGGTGGTGTTGCTGTCGTCGCGGTCGCCGATGAGGTGGCTGCGGATGGCGAATGGCGGCCCGTTGGAGGGTGGTACGGGGAGATGCGGGCGCGGTTCCCGGTGCCTACGTGGGAGGCGGGTAAGCGGCGGTAGGTGGCGTGTGGTGGGCCCGGTGTGCTTCGGCACGCCGGGCCTGCCGGCGTTTCCCGGACACCGTCCGTGGACACGGTCCGCGCTGGCTACCCGCCGGTAATGTGGGCCCCCATCTGGACATTGTTTACCTAGACACGTAGGGTCGGGGCATGCTGATCAACGAGATGCAGAGCCGGCAGGCTCGAACGGAACTGACGCACGTGATCACCCGTGCGCGTGAGCACGGTGAGGCGACGGTACTCACCCACTACAACCGGCCCGCGGCGGTGGTCGTCCCCGTTGAGTGGTTCGACCGGGCCCGGGAGCTGATGGCGGCCGACGCGTCGGACGGGGAGTAGGCCACGTGGCAGACGAACCGATCGACGACCCGCCCGCAGGCGGGAGTGTGCCTCACCGATTCCGCAACGCGCTCTTCTGGAAGTGGACGCAGGAGATGCCGAAAGGCCTGCCGTCCGGGTTCATCACGACCCTGTATGCCATGGCGTCAGCGGCCGATCCGGCGGGTCTGTTGCGGTTCAACAAGGGCAAGCTGATCACGATCCGGGCGATCGCTACCGGGGCGCGGGTCGACATCAAGGACGCTCGCCGGTACGTGAACGCAGCGATAGCGGCTGGGGTGGCTGACCGGGTTGGTGACTCACCGAACGGGGCGGCCGTCCTGTACACGCTCCTGGTGTCCCCGTTCCCGGACTGGGCTGCCGCGGTCGCTGTGCTCGACGCGTCGAAGCGCAAGCGCGGGCACGCTGCGCCGTGGAACCAGGGGGGGCCCGGACACCACGGTCACCGATGGAGACCAGGGGGTGTATCCCCCACGGTCGATGATCCATCCGGAGAGTCCGGGCCGAAGGCACCTGGGGGGACACACCCCCTACCCCCCTGGGGGGACACACCCCCTAGGGGATGGGGGGACACACCCCCCACCATTCCAGGGGTTTCCATGTTCTCTTCCATGAACGGGGCTGAGGTCTGTCGTCAAGCTGAGGTACCCGGGGGTGCTGGCTCGGCGACAAAGATCGATTCCACCGGGGAGGAGAGATGGGGGTGCGGAGTGCGGCGGTGTCCCCGATGTGGATCGCGGATGGCGGACCGGTCGGATCGGGTGATGTGCGTGTCCTGCCTGCGGGAGAACGCCTGAGCACAGCAAAGGCCCGACAGAACCACGGTGAGTGAGGTTCTGTCGGGCGGCTGTGAGCTTACCGGTGGGTGTGCCGCTCGTCGCTGTTGCTGGCGGGGCTGTGGCGGCTGTCACGGGCTGCGCGGCCCGTTGGGCGCGGGGCTCCGGGTTGGGGGCGTAGCGGGGCGCACAGGGGCTCGGCTCGTCATGGACACGTTCAACATGGAGTGGCGATGGACAAGCGGCGTAGGGCGTCGAACGTCGACTACCGGGTGAGGCTCACATGTGGGTGCAGCGTGCCGACGCGTCTGCCTCCGCAGAGGAATACGGCGCGGTTCGTGTGCACGTCAGGGTTGGGGCATGGCTACCGGTTGCTGTGGGTGTCGTGTGATGGGCCGACGGGGTGGCGGGCAGTGAACCCGGAGGCTTGACAAGTGTCATAAGTGTGATGCATCATGGTGTCACGGGCACGGACGGCCAGCAAAGGAGACACCATGACAGGCACCAACCTCCAGGACCGGGTCAACGAGTGGACCCAGAACCACCGCCGGTGGATGACTCAGATTCTGGCCTGCGGCCACCACGTCTCGCACTACAGCCAGCGCCGCGGCGAGTGCGTCAGCTGCGCCGCAGCACCGGCCGCACCCACCACCAACCTCAACCAGGACAGCGCCGCATACGACTGTGACGACGTCTTCGGGGACGACCGGTACGAGCAGGAAGACACGGACGAGGAACTTCTCCGCCCGGTCTACATGCCGAATGGCGAGGTTGGTTACTTCGGATTCAACGGTGGCGGCCGGGCGACCGACGCACAGAAGGCAAAGGTCAGGTCGCTCCTCAACGAGAACGCAGGCCACCCCACGGTTGAAGCCATCCGGCGCAGGATGAATGAGCTCCGCGAGAGTGGCGAGCGCATCGAAAAGTGCGACGTAATCCCGGTGCTCCGATGGTTCGGACGCGGGAACGCCGGCCCACAGCGCAGCAACTGACGCGGCGCCCAGCACCACCGGCCCGGGGCGCACGGCCCCGTGCCAAATCGAGATAGGACACCATGGAAACCGTCGGTATCAACACCCTGCGCACGAACCTGCGCGCCATCCTGACCGCCGTCCGTAACGGCACGCCCACCACGATCACGGACTTCCGCGACCCCGTCGCCGTGCTCGTCAAGATCGAGGACTACGAGCGTCTCAAGGCCGACAGCGCGGAGCTCCGCTCCCTCAAGCGGAAGGCCCGACCGTGATCGAGTACACCGACGAGGACGGCGATCAGCTGTCCATTCACGCATCGACGGATGAGGAACGCTACCCGTCGATCATCATGCGGATCATCGAGACCGGGAGCGGAGTGGCCACCGCCGTCCGCGTGCCCGTCGCATGGATCCCCGCCATCACCGCTGCCATGGTTGCGGCCGCCGACCAGTCCGAGAGGAACCTCCAGTGACCGTTGAGCGGTGGAACAGCCTCTACCCGATCGGTACCCCCGTCATCGCTTACCCGGGGTTCCGCCCCGAGCACCCGGCCGCCGATTCGCTCGGATGCACCCGCCTCGAAACCTTCACCCGGAGCAAGGCGTGGCCTCTCGGACACGGCACCCCCGGTCGTCCTGGTCGACGGCTACTCGGGTGGCATCGACCTTGACCACATCGACGTCCTCCCCCGGGTCGCGCAGTGAACGCGCAGGGGTGGGACCACGCGCTGTTCGTCTGCGGCGCGTGCGGCACCGTGATCCGCTCCGACACCGACCGCGAGTACATCCGACTCGTCAACCAGCACCGCGCCGAGTGCGCCGGCAGGAGGACCGACCAGTGACGCAGATGGACATTACGGAGTTCGCCGCACGGGCGGACGAGATCATTGGCGGCTTGCCGTCGCACCGCACCCGGGGCCCCGTGTACGTGAGCCGTGACGGCGTACCGGAGGCGGTCGTGATCCGCGCTTCGGCGTACGCACCGCGCCTCCACGACTTCGGACCGTACGGCGGAGGCATCATCTGCCACCGCTGCGGTGACTACCGCATCACGTGCGACGCGTCGAGTCTCGGCGTCATGGTCGAGGCAGCCAACCGGCACTGGAGCGAGGCACACCGATGAGCATGGAATTCACCATGACGACCGGCCCGAGCGAAGACATGATCAGCATCACACCGGCCAGCACAGACCGAAGTGACGACAGCATCACCGTCACCGTTGCCGCGTTCCGGGACGGCGAAATGGCCGATGCCGAAATCGTTCTCTCACAGGACGACGTCGGCCGCCTCATGGCCGGACTGCGGTCCGTCGCCATGTACGCCGCCGCCCTCAGGTTCGCGCCGGAGGCGACCCCGTGAACGGCCCCGAACACCTCATGGCGGGCAAGTCGGAGGAACAGTTCCGGAAAGTCGTTGAGGCCGACGTCAGGAACCGTGCCCATGACTGGGAGGTCAAGGCCCTGCGGCACCGCCTCAACGCGGGCGCTGGCTGTTCGAGCTCCAGTTGATCGCGAGCGACATTCGCTCCCAGGTCGACGCCAGGCAGGGTGACAACGAGTGGCAGGGCCGGGCGCTCGCGAAGCTCCGCCGAGTCCGCGGCCGAATCGTCGAAGCACGGGCCGTCATCGCCCAGCACAAGGAAGAGAACCGCGAGGAACAGCGCGCCGCCATCCGGGCCGGCACCACCGTCGACCAGAAGCGTGAGCGCGCCTACGACGCGGCGTGCAAGCGTCTCGCGTCCGCTCACCTCGATGAGTTCAATCAGCTCCTGATCGAGACGCACGCCACCGAGGGAGTGTCCCTCCCTGACTCGCTCGCCCGGGGCATCGCACGCAGGGCGGGGGCGATCGCAGATGGACGCGTCGACAGCTGACGCCGTAGCCGGCACCGGCATCTCCTGCGTCATGGTCGCCGCTCTCTCGGTGGCGATCGCCGCGGACTGGCGGGCACGCCGCCGGGCCGCAGCCGCCGCCCGCTGCCCGCACCGCTACCGCGACGGCATCACCGTTCACCAACCCGCGGTGTGCGAGCAGCACCCCCACGGCGGACACATCCACTGGGGCACCGACCCCACCGGCTACTGGCTGTGCTGGGACGACACCGACCCCGGCGCGTACACGGAGGAACCGAAGTGACGTACTCGGACACCACCCCGAGCCCGGAGGAGAACGCCCGGGCCATCGCCGAACACTGGCGGGCAATGGCTGACCACGCGGACCGGCGTAGCCGGATCATCGTCAACGCGATCAGTGAAGCGTGGGCGCAGGACGCGGCCGCCCACGCGGACTTCGTGTACCGGGTCGAGCGTGAGGAGCGACCGGATAGCCGATGGGCGGCTGGCGAGGTGGAGCGGCTACAGCGCGAGCTTGCTGCCGAGCGTCTGCGTGTCGAGCAGTGGAAGGAGACCGCCGACTCGTGGGAGCGGCGCGCAACCTTCCGCGGGCAGATGGCGCGGCAGGTCATGTCGAAGCATCAGAACGTGCTCGGCTCGTGTTTGGAGTGCGGGAACTCGTACCCGTGCCCGACGGCGGTGCTCCTTGCGACCGTCGATTCGCCGCTCGACACGGAGGCGGACGCGCCGGCTGAGGGCTAGTGGTCGAGGGGGCCGTTCGGTCGGCCCCCTTGACACCCCACCCTGATAAGTCTCATACTATGAGGACGGTAAGACGAGACCAAAGGACGGCCCCCATGCACACCAACTGCCAGCGCTGCGGCCGCCCCCTCACCTCCCCCACCAGCCAGCGCAACGGCTACGGCAAGACCTGCGGCAAGCACATCCGCACCGCCGCCACCAACGCCACCACCTACAAGCACCACCAGATCGAAGCGCACTCGAACTCATCGGCGACGGCGCTATCCTCCCCATCCGCCCCGGCCGCGTCTGGGCCACCGTCTCCACCGACGGCCAGTCCACCCACCGCACCGCCCACAACGCGTGCACCTGCCCGGCCGGAATCAACGGCAAGCTCTGCTACCACCGCGCCGCCGTCGCCATCCTCACCGCCTAGGACACCCCATGGCCTTCACCCCCGGACAGCGCGTCCGCACCCTCATCGACCTTCACTCCGCCCCGTGGGATCCCGAACAGCCCGACATCCCCGCCGGATCCCTCGGCACCATCGAGCGCAGCTACAGCGACCAGATCACCGGGAACACGATCAGCTACGCCGTGCTCCTCGACGCATCCGTTGCCAGGCACGCCGCAGCCATGCGGCCCGACACGATTGAGGCAGCACAGTGAGCACCCTCACCCCCATCACCCGCGTCACCCACTACCCGGACGCCACCGACCTCGCGCCCCACACCGACAAGGCCCAGTGCTCCGGATGCCACCACTGGTGGGACACCGCCGAGCTGTCCCACGACCGCAACGGGACGACGTCTGCCCCGACTGCGTGTGGACATGGTCCGCGTACCCGACCACCGCTGACCCCACGAACCCCGGGGCGGACAAGGATGACACCCGTGCCGTGCCCGCCCGGACCAACGGAGCCACCATGCGTCACACCGCCCTCCGCCGGATCCACGCCCGCCTCACCACACGTCTCCTCAACCCGTGCGACCAGTGCCACGCCCGGGCCGGAGAACCGTGCCACCCCGAATGCCCCTACGTCCGCACCTACAGCTACCCCGCCAGGAGAGACACCCCATGAGCGACCCCATTCCGCCGCGTGACAGCCTCCCGCAGCGCACCCCGGCGCCACGTTCACCCACCAGTGGCGACCCCCGCAGCCCCCCGCACAGCCTCCCGGGCCGGCATGCGACTGCGCCCCCGGGCAGCCCATCCGACCCGCGCCGACACCAAGTGACACGCCGCCCGATGGGGCAGTGCACGGTGTGCCTCCGCCCGAACCTGTCACTCGTCTGGGCCGGTAACAAGCACTTCCCGACCACCGTCCGAGCCCACTACCCGAAGCGAGCCACCCTCGGCCCCGTCCCGGCACAGTGGTGTCCTGGCTCCGGCCGACCCCCGAAGGGAAACCAGTGAGCATCACCAATGCGGTCATCACCCGCTACCTCAACGAGAACGACAAGGCGAACCGCCTGTTCACCACCGACCCGCAGTTCCGGTTCACGGTCGAGCTGACCCGATCGCTGCTCGCCGACGTCGAACGCCTCATGCAGGGCAACGCCCTTCCCGGCGACGTACAGACCCGCATCATCCGCGGCGCCGTATACGGCGCCTCCGGCATCGACACGCCCGGCCGCATCGCGCAGGCAACCGCCGTCGCCGACGTACTCGCCGACATGGTCACCGAAGCATCCGCCCCCAGCATCATCCTCGGAGAGAACTGATGACACGCTCCACGCACCGCGTCACCCGAACCGACCACGCCGGACAGCCCATGGCGCCCCTCGACTTCACGAACAAGCGCGACGCGCAGGACTGCCGGGACGCCGTCCGCCGTACCGGCGCTGACTCCGAGCTCCAGACCTTCGACCCCATGACCGGCGAGTTCGTCACCACGGAGGACTGACCAATGAGCGACGACCGTACCCCGCCCAGATCTACGCGGACCACCTCACCGGCGCCACCCCGCCCGACAGCGGCCAGCCGGCACCCGAGCCCATCGCGCAGCCGATCAACCCCCAGACCGACAACCTCGCGGCGCTCCACGCCCGCACCGAAGGCCAGCAGTGACACAGGGAACGCCGATGGTGGCGGTCATCGCGACCGCCACCATCGGCGACACCACCCACACCGCCCGCCGAGACATCCCCGCCGTCGACTACGACACCCCCGGCGACACCCGCGCACAAGCCAGGATCCTCACCCGGTGCGACCTCGAAGACACCATCCGGGCCGCGCACCCGCAGCTGTCCATCCGGGCGGCGTTCGACAGCGCCATGTTCGCCGAGATCACCACAGAGCGATACACCGCCGTACGAGAGGACACGCACTCCCGATGACCGCCTACGACCCTCTCACCGCTATGCAGGACTTCACCGTAGGCGCGTCCCTCGCGGGCCCGAACGTCCGATGCGAACGCTGCGGCCTGATGCTCGCCGTCGGAACGACACCCTCGAACTTCTCGACCGCGTCAGCGCGTCCGCCGTACTCGCCGGTATGGCCGGTCACTGGCTCGGCTGCGGCGGCCGCCAGGGCGGAGACCCCCAGTGAAGATCCACGAGTACTCGGTGACGATCACCAGTACCCACCGCGCCGGACAGTTCAGCAGCATGCACCGGTGGACATGGCTCGGAGGCGACCCGGAGACGATCGTCCCCGACCGCCTGTACCGAGACCACGTCGTCGACATGGCAGACCAGTACGGCGCCCCGTACCACGTACAGGGTGAGATCACGTCCGTCACCACTGAGGTCACCGACACGATCAACGCGCCCACCATGTCGGGCCCCCACCGCGAGGTGCTCACCCCGCAGCGCATCGCCGGATACCTGACACCCGAACCCACCGACGCTGACGTCGTCCACGCCAACGCCGGATGGGACGCGCCCGACGGCACCCCCTACACCCTCACCCTCACCTACCCCGCCGCCATGTTCGCGTTCCCCGGGATGACGTTCACCGCTGTCCGGTCGGCCCGCAACGCACTCGCGGCCGCACTCGCAGCCGGCCCGGGCCACACCGTCAAGCCGCCGACATCGGCGTGATCATCACTTCCGAGAAGACCGCCGACAGGAGCAACACGTGAACGACCACTGCGAGCAGTGCGCCGAGTATCAGGACGACATCGACGCACTCACCGAACGAGCCGAGACCGCCGAACGCGAACTCGCCGCACTCCGCGAGCAGCACAAGGCACTCACCGACACCGCCGACAACGCGACCGCCTCACTCCGCGCACTCGCCGACGCACTCGACCGCCACCTCTGAACGGGACCCCCCATGGCGACGCCACTCATCACACTCACGATCACCGAAGCACCCGCCGGAGAGAAGCTCCTCTCCATCGAATGCCCCACCATGGACGTCCTTGAAGCGGCAGGCCTCATCCACATCGCACTCGCTCAGATGAGTGAGCGAGTGCGGACCGACAGACACCCGAACACCGGCTGAACGGGCGCGAGTTACTCACCCCGCACCACCCCACCAAAGCCTGACAAACGATCACAAACCGGTGCTACAGTAAGCACCCCGAAACGCAAAGGGCCGGCCCGGTGTGACGACCGGGCCGGCCCACCACTGACACACGTAGGAGGTGTGCTCATGGCTCGGCGTAACCATACCGTGATCGGCCTAGTCGCGGGCGCCATCGCCCTTTCCGCCGTACTCACCGGGCTTGCGTTCGCCCTCTCGTACGCGCACCTCCACACCATCGCCGGAGACAACGGCCTACCGTCGATGTGGCGCTCGTGGATGTGGCCAGCGACCGTCGACCTGTTCATCGTCATCGGAGACGTGCTGACAGTCGCCGCGCTTCTCGCAGGGAAGTCACCCGCCCGCGGACTCATCGTCACGAGCTTCGGATCCCTCGCCTCCATCGGGATCAACGTCGCCGGTGTCGGCGCGCACCGCCCCGCGATGGAGTACGTCATCGCCGCGGTGCCCCCCGTCGCCGCGCAGGTCGCATTCGCTGTGATCATGTGGCAACTCCACGACATCCTCCTGCCCGCCGCACACCCCGGGCCGGTGAACACCCCCGCGAGTGAGCCGAACGAGCAGGCCGAGCAGGAGAGCGAGCCCGCCGTTCAGGCGCCCACTCAGCCCCCCACTCAGCCGCTGCCCACCCTGCTCACCACCCGACAGGTCGCCGACCGCTTCGGCATGACCCCCAACGGCGTGAACAACTGGGTCACCCGCGGCAAGCTCACCCCCGTCAAAGTCGTCAACGGACAAGGCCGACTCTTCGACCCCTCCCACGTCGACGCACTCGAAGCGGCCCGCACATGAACTGGCCACTCACCCTCGCAGGCCTCTACCTCACCGCCACACTCGCCGCATTCGGCGCCATATGGCACCGCTACGGCTGGGCCTACGCCGGCCCCCTACTCGCCGACGGACTTCTCTTCTGGGGCTTCGGCTCCGTCGCAGCGATCGTCATCCTCCTACTCGGAAGGTAACCCCCCGTGCCCATCGACTACGGCCGCGACCTCGACCGCGCAGCCCACCCCGAACCCTGCAAGACCAACCCGGACGGCACCCGCAAGTACACCCCCATGCCCGCCCCCGAGAACCTCAAGCCCGACGGGAACTTCGGCCGACCCTTCGAGGACCAGAAGTGACCGACAACGTCACGAACCGCGTCGGATACCAGCTTCTCTCGCAGCCGGCAGGCCAGGACATCACCGTCACCTACGAGGACGGAACCGCCTTCACGGCCCGCTACTGCGGGTCGAGTAGCCGCCGCATGGACGAGAGCGGCAACCCGTACATCCACATCGAACTGTCGATGATCACCGACCTCGACGCGACCGTGACGGAGGCCAACCAGTGATCCGGTTCAGCATCGACGACTACAGCACCGTCACCGTTGGGGACCGGACCGCGATCCGCTGCCATCACTGCGGCCGCTGCATCCGCGGGCCCGTCGTCGACCCGGACGGCCTCCTGTTGGAACACGTCGTCTACCTCCCCGCGACCGACACCACCATCGGCGAGCTGCGCCGTACCGCGCTCTTCCACCACCGCGAGAACCACCAGTGACCGCCTACCCGCTAGCCCCCGCATGCTGGCCTGCCGCGCTCCTCATCCTCACCGTGTGCACCGTGTGGCGACCCGAACGCCGGGCACTCGCCGCGCTCCGCACACTCGCCCAACTCACAGCCCTACTCATCCTCACCCCCATCGCGTTCACGCTGATCACCAGCTGAACAACCCGGAGACTCACCCATGAACAACACACTCACTCACCTGATCGCAGCCCCCGTTCAGCAAGCACCCAACCTCCCCGGTGGAGTCGGCGGCGCCGGAGGCACCGTCATCGCCGGCCTGATCCTCGCTGTGTGGATCGCGTCGAAGTGGAAGAAGGAACTCAACGCCGAGACCCGCAAGTACGTGATGATCAGCATCCTCACAACGGCGTGCCTCATGTACGGCGGAGGCGTCATCGCCCAGATGCTCGGCACCGCAGCGACCACCGCAGGCACCGTCACCGGCACCGTGACCGGCACCGTAACCGGCCAGTAAGGACACCACCGTGAACCCCGGGCGGCCGCCCAGCGGATCTGTGAAGGCAGAACGACACTGTGCCGGCGCGGAGCCGCATGGGCGGGCCGCCCCACCGCATCACAGCCACGGCCGCAGCACTAACCGTCACGCCCGCCGCAGCCGCCGCCATCGACGCGATCCCCGCATCCTCGCCTACGCCACCGCCGCATGGACATGGGCCGCGTGGCGCCGCCCCACTCCACCGCGCGAGCCCCCCCCCAGCGACGATAGCGGCAAGAAGGGGCCCGACGGTGGGGGAGGGGAGGGGATGTTCGATCATCAAAACCGTCAACGGAACCGCCGTCAGAACGACCCCACCCCACCGACACCGAACCGCACCATTCATCACCTGGGAGACCACCATTGAGCGCCGTAGACCTCCGAGCCTCCATCGATCTCGCACTCGAATCCCTAGCGGAGACCTGCGCAGGCAATGCCGAGATCCCCGATCTCGGACCCCTACCTAGACCGCATCATGAACGCCGTCGGCAGCTACGTCGATGCGATCATCGCCCGCGGGAAGCACACCGCGAAGAGCGCCACCCCCGCACGACGGGCCCGCCCTCACCTACACCCACAGCGACAGCCAGACGTTCACCGCAGTCGACCTGTCACCCGTCAGCACCGACGACACCGCACCCAACCGGCGCCGTGAACGCGCACTCTGCCGAGCCCTCCTGGTCGAAGCACTCCGCCTCATGGACACCACCGAGCCCACCACCGCCACGTGCGGCGCCGTCCGCACCGAACGACAGTGGTACGAGACGGAGACCGCCGCACGTTCGGGCTCCGCCTTTGACCGGCCGTGCGTCCTCAACCCCCCGCCCACCCCGGAGACCACCGCGACAAGGACGGAGACCCGTACCAGTGACCACCCCACTCGAAGCAACCAGGCACAACCTCGCGGCCGCCGTGAACGCCCTCAACGACATGCCACCGGCCAAATCAAGACCGATGTCCTGATCGCCCACGCGACCAAAGCACAAGCACTCGCACTCATCGCCATCGGAGAAGCAACTCATCCACCTCGCGGGCGCGACGCACCCCGAGCCCGCGCCCCGCCAGCAACCCGGACCCCATCGAGGCGGCACCATCCGCACCGACGCACAGTGGGCCGACATGTTCCCCGAGGGAACAGCCACAGGCGCGCGCGGCTTCCCCTGCGTCCTCCACGCAGGCCACACCGGCGAGCACGCAGACATGGACGGAGACCCCTTCCCGTGACACAGCAACGACCCCCGGCAACCCGATTCCACCCCGGGTTCGACAACGCAGACAACGCAGACGAGTACCTCGCAGCCGCCGAAACGGACTCAACATGGCACTCGCCGCGCCACTCGGCGACAAGGCAACCGCCGTACACGCCGCCGTTGCCGGCACCCGCGCCACCATCGGCGTAGGCCGCTACCTCGCAGCCATCCTCAACCACCTCGACCAGCCGCAGCCGCCAACCGGCACGTGCACAGCCACATGGGAACCCGGAGGAAAACGGCCACTGAACTACCGGAACACACCACGCATGCCGGCACCCCCACGGACACACCGGCGCCCACGAATCCCCCGACGGGAGACGCACGCTGGATCGACGGAGCCCGCGGCGCCGACCACCTACACAGCACGCTTAGCACGAGCCAGCGCCGTCCCCACACTGCCCGCACGTCGACCCGAACAGCGGCGCACAGTGCACCCGCACCCCCGGCCACACCCTCCACCACGCACACGGCACCACCATGTGGACACCCGACCCGTGCGAAGCCGCCAGCATCACCGGCATCGACAAGTGGTGCATCCTCGCCAGCAACCATGAGGGGGCCCATTACTTCCAGTTCGCATCGGAGAACGCCGGGCGTTGTACAAGCCTTCGAACCCATGGTGAAACGGCGGCATCCGCCTCTGCGCACTCATGGCCGGACACGACCGCGACCCACGTCACATGGCACGGGCATCGACTGGGCCGGCCCCGATGACACCCCCGTGCCCATCCACCCGGAGACGCCGTGCACCGTGCCCGGGATCCCCGGTAGGCGATGCGACAAGTCCGACGGGCACACCGGCGATCACGCTACGTCGACGCGTGTGACAGCCACTCCAACCGCGGGCACGGTGCCGCAACACCGAGTCTGGTCATCGGCTCCATCACGATCTGTACGGGCGGACATGGTTCGTGGTCGAGGGTCACAGCGTCTCCACGGAGTAGGGCCGTACGGCTTGCGCCGGGTGGTGACAAGTGTGATACTTATCCTCGGTAGAGCACGCCCACCACCCGGCGAAAGGCCACCCCACATGAAACTCCAAACCTGCCGCCGCCACCCCCGCGCCGGACGATTCCTCGCCACCTGCTCCGGCTGCACCCAGGAAATCCACGACAATGCAGACCCGCAACCAGACCATGGCACTCGCCACCCGCGTCCTGGCGACACTCCCCGGCTACACACCACCCAGATCACCGACGCAACCCGAACCCCCCCGGCCACCTGATCATCTCCACCGAGAACACCGACCCCCGCCGCGCACTGTACGCAATCGACGTCTTCCGCCCCGCCACCAACACCGAGACCAACCCGGACCAGATTGACCGCGGCCGGTCGGCAGCTGGGTCCTGGTCGACCAGTGGGAGACCGACGACGAGCCCGAGCACGCCGCGCAGATGCACGCCGCCCCACGCCGAGTACTCGCCGCGCATCACCGTCGCAGCCATGACCGCCTGATAACCGACCGGGTGCCCGACACGTACGGGCACCCGGCGAGACACTCAGCCCACCCACCCCACACACCGACCGAAAGGCCACCAACCGTGACCCGCCCAGGCGCCCACCATCACCGCCTACGCCAGCACCACCACCCTCAAGTTCCGCGCCAACGGCACCCGCGTCGTCATCGCCTACACCCAGGACGACACCTCACCCATCCCGCAGCACATCGAGCTCCGCATCGCCGGCCAGGTCATCACCCCCGACGAGTGGCCCGGCTGGGCCGGTGAGCTCTCATCCACGACAACGTGCCGGTCTGGTGGCAGGCGTGAACCTTCCCGACCCGTCCGGCTGCCAGCTACTGCGGCAGACCCCAAGCGCGAGCACGCCCGCCAGTGGACGGACAAGGCCGGCTGGCACGCGTACGAGCCGCCCACCGGCGTCCAGATCATCGCCCGCATGAAGGCACGACGCGCAGGCCCCGCACCAACTGACCACCCGCCCCGCACCGCCAACCCGAAAGGCCAGCCATGACCCCCGACGAGTAACCGGCGCATCGCCCTCAGCATCGCGGGCCCGAGCACGCCGACAAAGATCGACGCCGTTGCCGCCGAGCTCCACTACGGCGAGTCCAGCACAGCGACGCACGACATGCCGAATGACGGCAAGCCCTGCGCCTACTGCTGGCTCTCGCGCCGGGCGGGCCGTCCGCGCGATGGTCCGTTCTCGCCGGGGGCTACGGCATCGACGGCGCCGCCGGGAAGCCGAAACGCCAACCTCGCTGACGCCTAACCCCGCGACTGGCCTGCTGGTCGCCTCGCCCACGACCGGCCAGCAGGCCCCCAACCCGCCACCAGCCAGGAGACCACCATGCAGCAGACCGAAACCGAGGAGCCGTGGGCCGCCCAGCCGCGACGCATCCTGGTACAAACCGCCCGGACGTCCACAGCGTCAAGGCACTCCACGTCGCCGGGAAGCCCTGCCGCGAAGGCATCCTGTCCCGCTGCGGGCGGTCCGTCCTCAACCGTGACGACTGCTGGGACCTGGACGAGGTCCCGCCCGGCCTGCGCTGCCGCAGGCAACGGATGCCGCCAGGCATGGCCGACCACCGCCCGCACCACCCAGGAGCACTGACATGGCCGACACCCCCCGCACACACTCCGCGCCGCAGCCAAGCTCGCCCGAAGCTCAACCGACCTAAACGCGCAGCGCCGTCACGGGCAAAGCACTCGCTCACTGGCTCAAAGCCGCAGCCGAGAAAACACCCCATATGACCGCAACGCCATCATCGTGGCCGCCGCCATACTGGACAGCCCTCCAGTTAGCATCGTCACAGGAGGTAACTGCCAGTGAACGACACCCCTAGAGAAACCGGACGTCCACGCACGTCAACCGGGCAATACGTGGCCACCCTCAACACCGCCGAAACTCACACCGGCAGGTAGCCGCCAAGCGGAAGCTCGGCTACTCGTACGACACGATCGCCGAACAGCTCGGTATCAGTCGGACGTACGTGTTCAAGTTGTGGACTGAGCTCCCCGAGAGGTCAAGCTCGACGGCGCAGCCGAGGCTGTGATGGCGGAGGTCGCGAAGCTTGAGGCGTCGAACGAGCGGCTCGACGCGCTTGAGGCCCAGATCCGGGAGACCTCGGGCGCCGGCATCTCCTGGTCACGCCGAAGGGCACGGTCGAGGATGAGGATGGGAACCTCGGTGGAGGATGACGAGTACGTTCTCAAAGCTCGCGGACCGGGGTGCTCAAGGTGGCAGGAACAGCGGGGCCGAACCACGTACCGGATGGTGAAGCTCCGTGGTCTGGCGCAGCCGGTTCAGCAGACCATGGGACCATGCAAGTCACGTACAAAATCATCGGCCTCGACGGGGCGGAGGACGACGCGGAGTGATCAGCGACTACGTCGAAGAGTGCGCCGCCCGCGAAGAGCTCGCCGCAGCAGCGAGGGAACTCGAAGACGCAGCGCACCGCTACGCGCCGCACGAGCCCGACTCGACCAGTACCTGACGATCCCCGTCAACCTGCCCCAGCGACACGAAGGACGCGACCCCATGAGGCACCACATCGAAGTACGCGAGGAAGGGGCGCAGCGCGGCGTAGCCATCGCCACCATGCGCACCGACGGCCCCCACGACTAACCAGGCCTACCTGACCGCGCTCGCCCGAAGCACTCGAAGCCGCAGCAGCCAACGTCCGCCGCAGCTCGGACAGGAGGCGGGACTCAAGTGACCACGCCCGACGCTGCGCCCGACACGGACGCCAGTGAGGCGACCCTTATGATCGAAGACAACTCGCTGGACGGGCCGTTCCTCTGGCGGTGGATGTACGAGACAACGCCGCCGCGGACGTGCCGGCGTGACGGTTGTCGAGTTCGAGGCGCGCGGCGCCGTGCGGCAGCTCTTCGGTCGAAGGATCCGGAGGTGCTGTTGTCCGGCGCCGCTGGCACGGCAAGTCCGTGGGTGTCCTCATGCGTCTGCACTTGCTGATGCTCGATAACGCGGGGGCGCGGGGGCTGATCCTGCGGAAGACTCACGCGTCGCTGACGGCGTCAACGCTCGTGTCGTTCCGGCACAAGATCCCCAAGGAGGCGTTGGGCGCCGGACTCGTCCGCTTCTACGGCGGTCAGCGCAGGAGCCCGCAGCGTTCCGCTACAAGAACGGATCCTCAGTCACTGTCGGTGGGTCTCGACCGGTCGACGCGTGTCCTCTCCACCGAGTTCGACATGGTCATGATCGATGAGGCCACCGGAAGTAACAGAGGAAGACGTCGACACCGTCACCGGCGACTCCGAAACGGCGTCCTCCCCGTACAGCAACTCGTCATGTGCACCAACCCCGGCCCCCCAGCCACCACCTCAAACAACGCTGCGACGACGGACGCACCCGCATCCTGTACAGCCGCCACGAAGACAAACCCCCGCATGTACCGCAACGGCGACTGGACGGACTACGGCCGTACCTACCTCGCCCGCCTCGATGGCCTGCGAGGCGTCCGCTACAAGCGCATGCGACACGGCCTGTGGGTAGCCGCCGAAGACGTCATCTTCGACGAGTGGGACGAGTCCGTACACGTCGTCGACCCGTTCACCCCGCCTACCTCGTGGCCCCGCTTCTGGTCGATCGACTGGGGGTTCAACAACCCCGCGGTCGTGCAGTTCTGGGCCCGCGACCCGGACGGCACCGTGTACCGTACCGGGAGATCTACGAGACGAAACGGACCGCCGATCAGCTCGCGAAGCGCTGCCTCAAGTACGTGACGGAGGACGGCCGGCGTGAGGGCAAGTGGAAGGAGCCGAAACCGCGCGTCATCCTCGCGGACCATGACGCCGGAGACCGGGCCCTGTTCGAACGAGAGCTTGGCCTGTCCACCCGGGCCGCCGACAAGCGCGTCAAGATCGGGCTACAGGTAGCGAACACCCGCCTCAAGATCGGAGCGAACGGCAAGCCGCGCGTCTACGTGATGCGCGGCTCCTGCGTGTCCCGAGACAAGGACCTGCGGGAGGCCAAGAAACCGACGTGCTTCACCGACGAGATCGGCGGCTACGAGTGGGACCGCCGCCCCGGCCATGAGGAAGAGCGGTGAAGGAAGGTGACCACAGCATGGATCCATACCGGTACCTATGCATGTACCTCGACCGCCGCGAACGCGAAGCAA